TCCTCCTCCTCAAACACCGCCTCCTCGGCAGCAAGTAGCCGCTTGGCATGGTCAGTCATCCATTCCATCGTAGACTCAGGCCATTGCCCCTCGTTAATCGGTATGGCTACAACCGATGAAACGCCACCTGCAATCGCCGCCAAGTACCGGCAGAAATGCTCCCGGTCCCGTTCCTTCTCCCAGCGTTCTCGGTTGGCCCGCTCAACCATGATCCTAATGCCCTGCGTTAGTCGCTCCACGAGTTCGTTTTGGTCGCGAGCGTCGCCTTGCTCTTTGCCAAGGGCCTGTTCCCGCTCGTTCAGGGCTACCATGATTTGTTCGATTACGTCCTTGCTCATCGCGTCGAAATTTTCCGGGCAATGCGCCTGCAACCAGGCAAACTCCGTCGCAGTCATCGCCTCAGGTTTCTCACTCATCGATTACCTCCACCCGGACGCGGACGATAGTATATTCCCAGCCGGCAAGCCGGCTGCGTTGAAGGTTGTCATAATTCGCAACCGCATCTGCATACTTGCGGAATATCCGCAATCCCGTACTACTGTAGAATCCGTCTTCGCGATCCTCTGGCAACTCCCGCCAAATTGCCCAGGCTTCTTCTTTCTTCTCACTCATCAATCACCTCCACCCGGACGCGGACAAGACGGACATCCACATCCTCGGGCACTTCTGCGCAGCCAAGATAGGTACTGGCAAGCTCTTGCGTCTTGAACACTCCCAGCAAAGCCCCTGTAGGACTGGGGTCGAGGAAGCGGTCACCATAAATGATCGCCCAACCCGTTTCACTGTGCGCCATCAGTGACACTCCGCCAGTCCGCCGTTGTACTCGTAAGGACCGCCCGGGCCTTGAGGGTCATCGTCTCCATAATGCTCTCCTGGCGTCCCATACCAATCCTCTCCATTGCCGCAGCAATCGCAAACCTGAACATCATGATTTACATGGGACGCTATCCAGCCACGGATTGCATCCACTCCGCTCTCAGCCATGTCGGGCGGGAGCTGGTGGGTATTTAGAAACCCTGTCCCCTGGCATCGTGTACAGTACATCTTGCGTCTTCTTTACTGGGGCACCCCGGTACGAACCGGGTGGCGCTTGCTGGTAGGCTATGCACGGTCCATCATGCATCCGCCAGGGCTCCGCTGCCCGTGCCCCTCGTTACCAATCCGCTACTCGCCAATTTCTTCCGGCCCGCCAGCCGGCGGATCGCTGGTATCGGGCTCCACGCCCACCGGCTGGTCCGGGTCAACTGGATCATCCCAGCCCTGGATTACCCACCACGCAGGTTTAGCGATCTGGTCCGGCGGCTTGTCCAGCAGGCAAGTCCCCAGACAAAGACAGCCCAAGCACGCGCTGGCAACCAATCCTGCGAACCGCGTCTCTTTCGCCGTTCGGCCCTGCCCACCTTCGATCAACCGTTGCATCTTCGTTACTCCGATTCCCACTTAATCCTCGTTGCGTCCCTACGTTTGTGCCTTTCGCCGAGCGCCCCGCATTGCTTGCACACGAATTGCCCGTCATTGATCCTGGTGTAGTCCGTGTGCTGGCAGGCTTTAATGCGCGACCTGCGGAACCTGATGACGGCATTCCAACGCAGCTTAGCCTTGTTGCTCATGTTCCAGTTACAATGCCCCAGGAAAACAAAAAAAGGGGGCACGTTGGTAAACGGTCGGGCCAATAGTTCGAGGAGGGGTACCAGAACTACTGGTGACTTGCGTGCCCCCACGGGCCGCGCCGGAGTCGAACCGGCGGCAGGGTGTCAGACTGCCGGCAACATCACATTGCCCCCTTCCGATGGTTGCGGCCCCTTCGTCGAGCCGTTACCGTGGTGACGAACGGCCCGACGAGCACAGGTGCCAGAGTTTCCCCGCACCTAAACCTAATTGTCCATGGCGCATCACCTCCTTGCGATATTGTGAAACTGACCATATCAATCTGGCGGCTCGGTAGTGTCGAACGGTATGTCCTCGAACAATTGCCCCGGCGGTGGTTCGAGTCGCGGTTCCGCCCGGGGAGCTTGCGTCGGCACCGTCGGGGCGGGAACCTCGGGGATGCCATCCATGATCGAGGACGGCGGCATATCCGGGACAGGCGCCTCTGCTGCGGGGCTTGCCGGTGAGGCCGCCGCCGGCGGGGAAGCTGCGGGCGCCTTGCGGAGAGCGTCTCGCATTTCCGCCGCGGATTGCGCGTCGGCGGCCGGAGCCGGGGCTGCCGGAGATTCGTCCGTCGGCGCCGCATAGCCTGACAGGTCTATCGTGTCCAGCGTTTGTGCGATGTTCTCCTCGTGCATGGCCTGGCTGAGTCCCTCTTCGGCGAGTTCATCGAGAGAGACCGCCGTCTGTGCTGCCGCCGAAGACGGCAACCATTTGACTAATCGACGCGCCAGGGTTTTATGGTACATCGCGACGGGATGTTTTGTCCAAGGAGAGTCTTCTTTGTCGAACGCCTTCGCCAGAGCCTGATCGCGCACCTCCTCGAGATCACCGATAGACATGTGCACGAACGGACGGTCGCCGCTACGGAGATGCGCCACTGCGTAGCCGGCAACGATGTCGCCGCGGGGACCCTGCCAATGGGGCTTATGCACAATGTACGGCTGGGTGCCCAAATGCGGATCGAACTCGTCCTTGGTGTAGACCATCTGCGGAGGTAAGAAGTTTAACACGTCTTCGTGTTGGAGGGCCAAGCGTATCAATCCGCGATAGCCGAAAATCGGCTTACACGTATTCTTGAAGGGGACGAGGTGGGCATATTGCGCCACCCCGTCCGGCTCAAGCCCGAGCTGCACACAGGTTAATACCGCCGTTAGAATCGAACGGGGGTTGCAGTTGAGCAGCTTCGGTGTCGCCCGGAGGGCACTTTCCGTGACGATTACTACCCGCTCCGGGTCGATCGACGGACACGCCTTCAGGAAATGCGGCTTCATGTCGTTCAGCATCTTGCGGATTTCCATGAACGCCTCTTTGCGGTTTCGCGGGGGCGCCGCCCTGCGAGGTGCGGTCGCCGCCCGAGCTGCCGCGGGGGTTTGTGATTGGGGTTGAGCAGCCATTATGCCTCCTTTGCGCTGACGGCAACAGTGTCGTCTTCGTAGACTTCGATTCCAGGTATCCGCGTGGCACCTTTAGTGGCCCGAACATGGGCATTGATCAACTTCTCATTCAGCATGAGCCACTGGCGCGGCACCGCCTCGGCGTCCAGAAGCCGCCACTTCCATATCTTCCGGTATTGCACGCCCTTGACCTCAGGCACTTCAGGCGGCAGGGTCGGCGGAGCCACGACGATGGGCGCGTCTTCGACCGCCCTGGCCTCCTCTTCGCGGCCTTGTTGCTTCAGTAGCGCCGCTTGGCGTTCTTGTTCGGCGAGCTGCTGGGCTTCCCGCTCTTTCCGTATCGCCTGTTCCTTCTCGCGGCGGACGCGCTCCTGCTCCGCCCGGAAGCCCCGCAACTTCTTCATAATGATCGTTTCAGCCTGAAGCAGCGGCGAATCGTGTTCCTTGATTGCGTCCACGACCGCCTTGTGTGCGGCATGGGCCGCCCGCTTCGGCTCCTCGAAAGCCTCCTTGATTCGTTGGCGGTGAGCCCGGAGCAGCTTTAGGTCTTGCGAAGTCTGCTCGAAAGCGCCTGGGCTGTCGATCACCAGCGACTGGGCACGCGAGAGGATCAAATCCGACCGCGAACGAAGCTCGCCAGTTTCAGGAAAGGGGACCGTGATGGCGTGCGCGCCTGACATACTTGTACCTCCAATAGTACAACTTTAACGCCGCAAACCAGACTTCGTAGTCTTGAGCCAGCGTGTGTTCCTCCAGGTGATACGTGCCCGTTTCGCCGAGATAGACTGCCGCACGGTAGAACGCTACCGGGTCAATCTCCGGCGGCCGGCAGGCGTTGTGCGCCCATGCGTAAGCCGCGGTCTGCACGCCGTAAGCGGGCACTTTCGCGCCGCGCTTGATCTCGATGATCCAATGCTCATGCCCCTCGTTGCGTAGAATCACCCGGTCAGGGGTACCGGCGTAACCGAAGCCGCAAGGATCATGGACTGGTCGTTCGATCTCGATAATCCGAAAGGCGTTGTCCTCGACGAACCGCTTCCATGCCACCAGATAAGGACGCTTGTCGGCGGGCAATCGGCTTTCATCCAACTCGCCGCGGTCATGGAGTTCACAAGCCGCATGGATGAACTGGCCGTTACGTCGCCCCTGCTCAGTCCACCATGTATCGTCGAACAGGCCCGCGTCCTGCATGACCCGGTGAACACTGGGAAGTTCGCGATCGCCCAGCCAGTAGCGATGCTCCGCTTCGTCGAAATGTAGCTCTTCTAATCTCGTCATCAACCTGACGGAATCACTCGTCTTACTAGTTCAGTCAGCCGCGTGCCCAATGCCTCGTTCTCCGCCCGGCATTCCGCCAGCACCTCTTCGGTTTCGGCGAGTTGAGTCCGCAAGCACTCGTTTGCGGTCTCCAGCTCTTCGACTCGCCGTTCAAGTTCGCGCTTGCTGCTCATTTGATCTTCGGTAGTCCACCCCGGGGTCATAGCGCAAGCCAGCTCCTTAGCGTAGGTCGGCCAAAGCGCCAGATAAGTCCCGTCCTCAACCGCACGCTTGATCCTGGCCAGACGGCTGACGCTTCTTGTTGTGAATCGCCCGCTCTGTGGTACGCACGGCGTAGGCAACCGCCTCTGGCCAGCTTGTCGGTCGGGGTCGATCGCGCGCATGTTCTTCCATCCATTTCGCGATCCGCTTGACGCGCGAAAGCGTCAAGGCCGTCACGCGGATCGTCGTGCCCTCGTCGTATATACTTCCCATCCCTACAAGTATACACCGTGTCTACACCGACGCAAGGGAGAAATGTGGCTTATTTTGCGACGCGCGGGCGAATCAGGCCGCGGGCCTCCATCCACTGGCGAGCCAGGCGCTTCCGGGCCATAGCGCGCCCTTTGTTGATCCATTTCTTGACCACGTCCACCTGCCACTCGGTGACGTTATCTGGATCAAGATAGGGCGCCGCATAGTCGACCATCCGCCGGGCGATCTCGCCGGAGAGCCGGTGGTACTCGGCGTACTCCGCGTCGGTGAGATCGTATTCCTTCTTCAGAAGCGTCACGCGGCGGCGTGGTTCGTAGATGTACCTCGGGTCCTCGGGGTGCTCGCGGTTCCAGGCAGCGATGACCCGCGGGCCTAGAAGCGGCTCGCGATCGCGGACCTCGACGGGGATCATCATCCGCCACAGCCAATCAGTAAGTGGCCCGGACCAATAGGGAGAACCCGGACGTTCGACCTCACGACCCCAGTTGTCGTACGCCGGCTGGTTTTCCGGCCAGGGCAGCTCGAAGGCTCGCTCAAGCGTCCTGCGGCCCAGTCGCTCCCACCAGTCCTTGCCGCGGCCCCAGACGCGACGTTCAGGGATGTAGTCCTTCGTCGCTCGCCCGCTGGCCCGGATGATGTTCGGTACCCAGCTCGCCCCGAAACCGCTCGCCCAGCGGGCAGTCGAATCGATCGGCTTGTCTGAATCGATGGCGTTCAGGATGTCCGCGATGCCCGCCATGAACGTCTTGTTCTTGATCTGCCCGAGCAGGGCGTCGATCGGATCGTTCAACAGGCGGGCCGGCTGGCCGGATTTCACGGCGTTGACGGCGTCGACACAGAGCGAGATCGCCGTCGAGAACGGCTCCGGGAGCCGGGAATATTCCCACCACCGGCCGCTAATCTTCACCGATTGGGTGGGATATGTCTCGCGCGACAGGCGTCGCGGGCCCGGCCGGGTTTCGGGGACCGCCCCCGTAATCCACGGATCGTTCTCGTCGTTGTCCCAGAAAAGGGCGAGGATCGACCACGCCAGGAGCTGCTGGCCGAGCTTCTCACTCAGACCCGTCGTGTCGCCCGTGCGGATCGCCCGCTGGAGCTTGTGCAGGGCACCGATCGAACCGACCGGAGTGAGTTCGTTGATTCCCCGCGCCACGATATTGACCAAGGTTGTGACGAATGGGATCACATACCGCAGGCCGGGGATCGTGCGCCGCAAGAACAGGATGCCCTTCCCGACTCGCCCCAGCTCCTCTTGAAAGGCCAGCTTCTGAGCCACGTCGATCGCGTCCGCCCATGAAGCAGATTGAATGTCCGCCGTCTCTTCGGCGATGAACATCTGGAGAGCGTCCCCCTCGAGCCCCGCCGCCTTGCCGCGCCGGAAGGCCCGCGCCCCGACCTCCATCTCGGCGATCACCGCCTTCTGAAGCTCGTCGACCGCCAGCAGCGTCCGCTGGGGCGTGCGTATACCGCCCCCCAACCGCCCGCCTATCGCGATCGTCGGCTCCTCCACCTTCTGAGCTGCCCGGCGTCCGGCTTCCGCCTCAAGAATCGGAACTTCCGCCACGTAGCTCTTCCAGAAATTGCGGATACCGCGATGTAGGCCGGGCGAAACGCCTTGGAAGAAGGCGTGCACGTCGCCCTGGAGCCAGGCCGCTCGGGCGGCCTTGGTATCAAGCACCAGCCCGCGAGCCAGATGTTTGAACTCGCCCCACTGTGGGCCCTTGGGGTCGCGGACGATGGTATTGATCGCGGTGGCCGCCAGCCGCTCGATAGACATATACCACGCCGCATTAGCCAGGTTGCCGGTGAAGTTCGCGACCTGGGTGGCCGGCGCGGACAGGATCGAATTCCGCCAGTATTCGTACACCTTGTCCCAAGCCGGAGCTTTCATCGCGGCCAGGGCCTTCATCGCCCGAAAGGTGGCGATCTCGTCTTGGCTGGCGACCGCCAGATCGACGCCGTTGAGGGCGAGCTGATCTCGCAGGTCAAGCACCTGCTGCGCCCATTTGCGACGCAGCTCCTCGGCGGTTTTCATGTCGCCCTCGTCGTACGCGCGCTTGAGTTTAAGGCGCTCGGCTTCGGGCGGGGTCAGCATCGATTCGGCCAACGCCGCCTTGCGTCGTTCTTCGGGCGTTTTCGACGTGTCGGGCGTACCGAGTTCGCGAGCCACGTCGCTGCGAAAGTCCCGGACGGCCCAGGACAAGTCCATCACGTTCAAAATGCCGTCGATGTCGCCCGCCTCGATCGCCGCCTCCGCGTCCTGCCGGATGATGGTCTTGGCTTCGACCGTGTCTCCCAGATGGAACGCCCGGCCTTGAGACGCCGCATCGGCGAGCCGTGCCCGCTCGCCAGTGGGATCGGCTGCCAGTCGAGTATTAGCCTCAGCCGCCATCTCTGCCCGAGCGACCCGGGTCGGAACGCCGGCCGCCTTACGAATCTCGTCGACGACATCGACAATGTGCCGAGTCGCCTCGTCCGTTCCGAGGCTCGCCAGCTCCGGCCGACCGAAAGGCTCCCCTACTTGCCCCGCTTGCGGTGGTACCCCGGGTGGACCGGGCGGGCCGGGTGGTTGGCGTTGTATATCTTCGCCGCCCGTCGCTTCGCCTCTCTGAGGGTGTACCCCAGCTTCAGGAACCGCTGCTTGATCGCTTCGTATTGTGCCGGCATCAGACACCTCTTGTGGTACTACGGTAATGTTCGGAACCGGGCGACCGGTAGCTTCGCTGTACCGCTGAGCCATCAATCGCAGGTCTTCTTGCACTGCCTTGGCGGAAGCGTTAGCTTGACGGGCAGTCTCCTCCCGCTGGCGCCGAGCCACGATCTCCGCGCGCTGCTCGGCATTCGGAACCTTCTCATCGGTGACTCCAAACGCTTCACGAAAGAAACGACGTGAAACCTTCCGCCTACGCCCCAACCCGACTGCCGCCGCGATCGTGTTGGTAATGAGTCCAACGATACCGCCCGCCCCGCCGGCTGTAATCATCGCCTCGAAAAGCGGCTGGTTCTCGTCCACAATCTGGCGGATGGTGGCGTTCTCCAGGAACTGCTGGAGCGACTCTTGTGCCGCCTCCTGGGTGCCACCGACGAGTCCCTGGATGCCGAGACGGGTCACCCACTGCCGGAGCTTGCCGCCGGAAGACTTGTCTAGCCGGTTGAGCAACTTGAAGGCCGGCAAGGGAACACCCAGCCATTCGGTCGTACCGAAGGCGGCGTTCCACATCGCGACGGATTCAGCCTCTTCTTCTGTAGCGCCTTGAGCTACGGCGCGTTCGTACCCTGCCCCAGCCCCGACGCCGGCGCCGAGCCCCATGACGGCTCCTCGCTCGCCAGCAAATCCGAGTCTGGCTGCCCGGCTCATACGGCCCAGGCCACCTCCGAAGAAGAATGCCACCATCGTCCCGAGCGCCTCGGGCACCGTGTTCGTAAGGAAGGAATCCCGGAGTCGCGGATCGCCCGCGAAATGCTCGTCGGCGAACTTGACCAGAGCCTCACCATACTGCCAAGTTGTGTAGTCCTTGAGTCCCTTGTCCGGGTTCGTCAGGTACTTGGCGAATGACCCCAAGAAATGCGGGGCGAGCTTCTGTTCGGCGACGAAGGCGCCGAGGGCGATACCGTGTCCCACGCCAGCGGCGCCGCGGGTCAGGCCCCGTGCTGCGGCCTGACCTGCGTGGCTGACACGCTCAGCGACCGTTGGAGCCTCGGGACCACCAACGAGTTCCGTAGCCTGACGTGCCAACGCGCGAGCAATCGTGCCGCGACCAGGTAAACGCAAGGCCGGTTCTCGCCGTTGGGGCTCTGCGGCGGGCGCCTCGCGTACCTGCTGTTCGACCAATAAACGGTTCGCGATCTCCTGTTCAGGCGTCAGACGCTCGGCAGGCATCGCCGGTTGTTCGACAGGCGGCGCCTCTTCCGCGGACACCCCCAGCTCGCGCTGCATTACTCCAATCAGGCGTTCGTCGCGGAGCGGTAGGACAGATTCCAGCACTTGTTCCGGCGTACGTTCCGCGGCGGCCACACCGCCCGCGCTGCGGGCGAGCAGCTCCTGGAGCTGGGCATCCAACGTCGGATCAAGCGGCATTGGCGATCCTCATCAAGCGCACAATCTCATCGGCCTCTTGTGGCGTGGCGGTGTTCTGGCCCTCGGGCCGGGCGTTGATCGCCCGAAGTATCTCTTCGAGGACCATACTTGCCGCCTGCGCTTCTTGTGCCGTAGGCTGGGTGTTGGGATCAACAGCCGCACGCTTGGCATACTTCTGAAGGATGTCTTGAGCCTGCAATATCTCATACGACCGGAACCGCGACATCGCCGCAGCCTGAGCCTCGCCCGGTTCCATTGGGGGCAATCCGACGGCCGCTCGCTCCTTGTTGATTTTCGTGATCTCATCAGACAAGGCATCGTAGGGTGGCAGTCCCGCGCCCACCCCCGGCTGCCATTCGGCCGGCTTCTGGCGGATGTCGTCAATCTTCATCTTGCCGTCCGGCTGCACGGAGGCCCACACGCCCTCGGCCAGCTCCTTCATGTAGCCTTTGACGATCAGGTCGTCGACGTTGCCCTCGCCGCGGGCGCGGGCTTCGGCCGCCAAACGCTCCTGACTCTTGGGCACCCGATGACCACGCATGGCCTGTTGGCGTTGGGCTTCGATGTTGGCGTACATCTGTGCCTTGTGCTCGGGACTCAGCATCGGGTTTGACGCGATCATCGCATCATAGTCGTCAAGCTGACTGAGTCGCCGGTAGTCTTGCTCGGTGAGCTTGATTTCGGTATTGGCGGCCAGATCCGCCTGCATCTCCTCGTACCGACGTTGGGCCTCAAGCTGCTCGCGGCGATCGGCGGCAGCGTACTTCTGCTGGAAAAGCCAACGCTGCCGTTCACGAGCGAAGTTGCGCTCGGCACTCACTTCGCCGAATTCAAGCTGCAATTCGGCCATCGCCCGCGCCCGCTGCAATTCCTGTTCGCGAGTGACTGGCGCACGCAGGTCTGCGAACGCCGCATCTTGCTGTTGCTCCCAAATATATCGATCGCGAAGTCGCAACTCTTCCCGGATGGCATCCTGCTCGCCCATTCGGGAATCGATAAGCGCCCGTGCGTAGTAGTCGTCCAGGGCGGCAAGGCGCTTCCGTTCTTCTTCCTGCCGGCTGGCCAGCATCTCGCCCCGCTGTGCGAACCAATCACCGGGGGGCGCCGTCCCGCGACCACCGCCTCCGCCGGATCGTCGGCCATAGTACCAATCTTGATAGGCTTGCATCCGCCCGCCCTGGCCCCCAGGCGCGTTGTAGCCCCTGTTCAAGGCCCCGGCGACCGCCATACCAAGCGCCGCCCAGATGTTGCGCGTTTGGATCATGCCCTTGGCGAAGCCCTCGCCACCGCCGGCCAGAGCTTCGCCGCCAGCGAGGAACGGCCCGCTGGTGTCGTACATGTCCTGAACTTCTTCGCCCGTGCGCTTGCGGATCGCCCATTCGCCCAGGGCGCTCCACATGCGGTCTGGTTCGTGTCGAACAATGAATGCCATCTGCTATTTCCCGTACGGCCACTTGTATGGCGGACGGTAGCCGTAGGCCGTCTTGCCCGCAGCAGCGCCGCCGGCACCGCCGACACCACCGCCACCGCTACCACCGCCGCTGGCACCGCCGACACCACCGATACCACTGCTACCGCCACCACCAGCACTACTACCGCCGCCCGACCCGCCGCCGAAGAAGTTCTTGAAGCCACCCGCCTGGCCGACGCCCCCCATCATAGAGCCGAGGGCCTCGAACTGCGGCCCGATCCAATCCGTTTTCGGCTCTGGCGGCGGTTCGTTTGCCGGCTGGAATCGTTGTGCCAGAACCGACCACATACTGGGGGAGGTCGGATAGGCGTGCTGGAGCTGGCTGATCCAGTCGACCTCTCCGCTGGTCAAAGCCCGTTGCCACTCCGGACCCAGCATACCGAGTCGCTCGCGAGCGGCCAGGTTGCTCTGAAGGAGGGCCTGCCGGTTCGCGAAGCCCGTCGTCCCGAGCTGTTCGCGGGCCGCCAACGACTCGCCCGACAATTGCGCGAAGGTGCCCAGCCGTTCCCGGCGGAGACTCTCCCCAAGCTCACCGAGAGCCCGCCGCCGGCCGCGCTCGACGCCCCGCATTTCGCCAGTCAGGGCGCTGGAATAGCCGAGTCCGCGCTGCATGATTTCCTGCCGCTGCGCCGCCGCCAGGGCATCATATCCCTCTTCGATGTTCGCCCGTTCCTGTTCGCCGGCACCTTCAAGCATTCCCATCGCTTCAGCCGTGCGTCGGTCGTAGCGACCGGTGATGTCGCGGGAGAGATTCTCCCACCGCTGCGCCTCGCGCCGCGGCATGGCTCGATACTGAGCGCGAAGCTGGCGGGTCAGCCGGTCAATCGCCGGCACCGTACGGTCCCGCAATCGCCCGAGGGCATCCATGCCACGCTGCCATTGAGCGATATTCGCCTCTCGCGCCTCTTCGTAAGCACGCTGCTCTTGTTTGCCGCCGATCATGGTCATCGCGAGATTGACCAAGGGGTTATAGAGATAGTCGCCGAGTCCCATTGTCATTCTCCTACGGGCACAGCACTGCGCCCTTGATCGCCGCTCCCTCTACGTGGAGGCGTACCCGCTCGCCTTCTGTAACCGTCTGGAGTAGATGCGCCCAGGCGTCCTCCACGATCGAGCCGCGTGCATTGTCGCTGCGAAAGCCCAGCATGAAGTAGTCGTCGTAATCCGGGACGTAGCTGCTGCCGGCATCCACGACGATCGACAGGTTCCCGTTGTCCGGAATCGCGGCACCTTCCGCCACATTGTACGTCGACCCGCTGGTGTCGTACGCGCCGTACTGAGCTACGGCACTCGCACGGTTCGCCTTGTAGACCCACGAGGCGGCGACAATGTTATCCTGGATGACCCGGCCGTCGTACTTCGGGCCAGCTCGCTTCGTGCCGTCCGTCGTCTTCAGCCCTTGGTGGGTGTTGTTGTACTTCCCGTAGGGGATAGGCTGCGGGGGCAAATCGCTCATTCCCAACCACGTACCGAGATCGAGGTCGTCCGGAGCCCCGCCCCCCACCTTGGCATCGGCTACCGCGGTATCGTGGCAAGTTTGGTACGGGCCGATGACCTCGTAATCACCGAGCCGCTCGCTGGCGGCCGTGGCGCCCGTCAGGTAGTAGAAGCTGTTGACCAGCGTCCGGCAGCTCACCGAGGCGACTCCCGCCTGGCCGGACAGTTCGAGGGCCACATCGGAATCGCCGGCATCGTTCAGGAAGTCGCCACTGTTCGTGCTCGTGCGTAGCGTGCCGTCGATATAGAGTTCGGCCGTCCCATTCGAGTTGACCCGCTCCCAGTAAAGCTCTATCCGATGCCACGTATCCACCGTCAGCGGCGTCCCAAGCGTGGTTTGGACGACGTTGCCATTCGCGTTGATGATACTGAGCGTGCCGTCTGTATTGAGCCGTACGCGAATATCGTAATCCGTGCCCGCCGTGACGCCCGACATGAAGTAGACCGCCCCATTCGGCGCCAGCGAATTGAACTGGAAAATGCCGCCGAAGATGCTGAAGTCGCTCTGGGCGAAGTAGTCGGTCTGGAAGGTCTTGGCCGGCGAGTTCTCGGCGAGCTTCATCACCCACCGCTCGGTCCCGTGGGCTGGGGTAAAAGCGGTCGTGAAGTCGCTTTGGACGACCCCGGACTTGGAGTACGCCTCGTTCGAGTCGCCCATCTCGAAGCCGCCGAATGCTACGCAAGCAAGTGCCATTAGACTGCCTTAGTTGCTGTCACGTACCACCAACTCGTGCCGTTGGTGAAACAAAGGTAAACGTTTGCATCGGCCCCGTTGTCGTCAAGAATCCCAAAAAAACCACTTCCCGCATTCGCCGGAGTTCCAAAGGCCGCGTCGAGGTTTGCGTCGGTCGGCGGGTTTGATGTGTTCGCCTCGGAAACAATCGTCCGGCCACCAGATTCCGAGAAGTCGCACACGTCCCCGAACCAGCCCTCGTTGAACTTGTTCGTGTTTGTGCCCAGGTCGATCTTCTTGTTCGTCGCGGGATACATATCCCGCTGCGTGGCGTCCCCGAGCTTGATCTCGCCAGCCACACCGATAGTGACCTGCGTGTCCGCCTCGATCGTCATCTCGCCATCGGCGTTTGAATGGATGAAGATGTCCGAATCCCGGAAGGTGATCTTTACGTCCGTCGGCCAGTTGAAAGCGGAGCTGGCCTGGCCGGAAAGGTCGGAAAGAGTTTCGGCGTAGGATCGGCCTTCGAGACCATCGGCCGTAAACTTGGCGAAGTCGTTATCCGCAGCGTCGGCATCATCGACGGTGACCAGGTGGTCGTCCGCTATGCTGTGCTGAATCTGGTGGGCGTGGTCGGAGCGGGCAAACGAGTGAGCGGAGCCCTCGCCAGACGCCTGCACTCCGACGAGTTCCGGGGGCGCGGCGCAGTCCAGAGCGTCCGCCCCATCGTTCGGATCGTGCCGATCGTGATGGTCGGCCAGCAGAATCTCATTGTCGTCCACCCGCTCGGCGAGCTGGTCCAGGGCGTCGTTCACGTTACCCGGATCGGCATCACCGTCCCAGTCGGTTGCAACGTCCGGCGTGTAGGTCAAGTCGCTGGCGTCAGAAGCGGCAGTGTCCCATTTGAGGCCCGACGCCTCACCGGAGTCCGCTTTCAGGTATTTGCCGTCGATGCCGACGGAAAGAGCCGTCAAGGCCGAGCCCGTATGAACGAGCAAGTCGCCCTTAGAGGAGAGGGGGGCATTCACCTGCTCCCAGTTCGCGGCCCCCGAGCTGTTGTCGGTGCAGACGTAAACGTCGTCACTGTCGGTCTTAACCCAGAACGTGCCAACGCGATAGCCGTCGCCGGTATCGTCATTGACCGTCGGGGCGGAAGTCGAGCGCACCAGGATCGAGGCCGACGTTCCGGTGTAGACGTAGATGCCCAGGGTGCCCGTGGCACCCAAGTCCAGCGCCGCCTCGGAAGTAACGACTCCGGCGAACGGGTCGAACCACCAGTCCTCTCCGGAAGTAGACGCCTTGCGCACCGCATTCTTGTACAAGCTGGGGCCGTAGCCGCCGCTATGGTCCGACTCCGCGTAGTTGTTGTTGTAGGACAAGGGAACGCAGAAGGTGTAATCCCTGAGGAGCTGGTCCTGAGCCCCGGTACCAAAGTGCCCGTTGTAGGTCGAAGGGAACTGCGCCTCGTAGGAGAGCGGCGTTCCGCTGACCGCCACGAGGTCGGCCAGGACGTACTCGACGTTCACCAGGCGAGCCACGTCCGGATCGCTGTCGATCAGCTCCCCGATGATCTGATTGGCCGCGATGCTAATCTGCGAAGCCCGGCCTTCGTTCGGCGGATCGCGGTCGTTCGCTGTGTGAGCCAAGCCCGCCAGCCGCTTGAATGCCGATTTCGCAAATGATTGTGTTTCCCAAGCCATTACGACACTCCCCACTCCACGTCCAGACGATAGATATTCCCCGTCCAACCATCCGGCACGGAGACGCGCACATACATCCGACCGTTACTGTCTCCCGTCGTCTTCTCGCCCACGGTGATTCCAAGATTCGACGTTGAAATAGTTTTGTCGTTGCCGTAGGTTTCAGCGTAACATCCGACCGTAGCCGCGGCCGTCGCCCCTTCGAGCACCGAGCCATACTGGCCGGGAGCGTAGTCCTGGTTAATGTCCATCCAGCCCGTACCCTCCGCGTCGCCGGTGGGCAGGCGGATAGCGATACTGACTTCGTCCGTATCCGCGGATAAAGACCCCTCGTTCACCAGCGTAGCCGAGCCGGAAATCGTCAAACGGAAGTTGGACGCACCGGAAGCGTCGGAGTAGGAGCGGAAGAAGTAGCGAGTTCCCGCCGCTCCGGAGTAGTCCGGGTTGCCCGCGGGTCCGTTGGCTATTGCACTGAAGTCCTTTGTCGGGTACTTCAAGTACCCCCCGTGGAATTGGGCGCCGGTATTATGCCCGGCGTCCGCTCCCACAAGAGACTCGGTCTCGTCCCACGTGGCGGCCAAGCTGTCGTCGTCGAAGTCTTCGTCGTTTTGTATACGGTAGTTTTCATCCTTGAATACTTCGGAAAGCGCCGTCGATGCCGCGGCCACGTTATCCAGAAGAATGCCGGACTGGCTGGCTCCTGCACTGTCGTTGGTCCCCTGGACCGTACGCAGGCATTGAATGTCCATCAGCACCGATCCATCCAGGATACGCTTTTGCGGAGAAGAGAAAGTCATCGTCTTGGAAGCAATGACCGTCTGCGCCGCTTCGTCCCCCTCGGAAGCCGCCAGAGCTTCACTGGCGGGATCGTCCAGCAACCCGCTGGAAGGCCGATAGTTTATCGCCGAAGCCGAAGCCGAGTAGGTATTCCGGTACTGATTGCTGATCGTGACGTTGTAGTCTATGGTTCCCCCGGTGTGATATTCCACTCCGGAAATGTGTTTGGAACCGGACATGGCGAGATTGTCGAAGGACTCTCCGGAATATGACGTAGCCGTGTCATCAGCGTCCCGGATCAGCTCGAAGGTATTGGTTTCGCGATCTCCGACCTCGCCTCCGATGTCATGCTTAACCTGGATCGTGTTGTAGCCGTTGTCCAGGTCGGCTTCGTTGACGTACCACGTCCCCGTCCGGTAGGTCCGCGGGGTAAAATTGCCGCCCCCGGCGAACTGGCAATAGGAGCGGGCGGAGACGACGAACCCGGTCCCGTTGCCGTTGCGGGTGTCAATCGCGTCGTCCGTCGAGGTCAGATCGCAATCGACGGCCGCGAGCTTGACGCCATTGATGAAAAGCTGAAGAGTCCCGGAAGTGGCTTGCCCGAAAGCGTACTGGTCGTAGGAATAGTCGTGGGCCGCCACGTCATCGTTGAGCTTGCCCTCGAACGTGACGGAACCGGCGTCGTAGATACCCTTCACGTCGCCCGACGCAGTAAAGGTCTCGTCGACGCTATGCCCGGTCCAGACGTTGTATCCCGTGATGGGGTTGGATACGTCCCAGGTAATCTTGCCCGTTACCCCGGTGGCTGAATCCCAGCCAAGATCGTCCAGGTCGGGAGCCGCTGGAGGGAGCAGGTTGGACAAGTTGTCCGCCAGCTCGTCCAGGGCGTCATTCACGTCGCCGGGATCGCCGGCGTTCCAATCGCTTTCGTCGGCTGGGGTGTAAGTGATTCCCGCCGCGTCCGCCGCGGGCGGCTGCCCTTCCCAGCGACTATCGCCATTGTTCCAGGTGAGCACGTCACCGTCGTCTGGCGATGCGGATTCCACCAGATTGCCCTGGAGCTTGTTCGCATTCCAGTAGGCGGAACTCGATCCGATGAGGGTCCTGGCCTCGGCCGCCGTCAGCCCGGCAATGTCGTTGCCCGTGATCCGGCCGACGAATCTCTGTTCGGAGATCGGCAGGGCGTCAAATTTGCGAGACGTTCCTTCGCTAACCAGAAGATTGTTCGTCGTCAAATCTTCGGGAAAGCGCGAAATCGCATCCTCCAACAGGTCGAGCGTGACAATCAGATACTGCCAGTTGCGACGGATGACCGGGGAATCGTCACCGGTCGGGATGATGCTGCGCCCGAAATTCCAGTTTTCCGTCGTCATGCGCGCACCCGCCCTGCCGGCTGGCGCACGACCGTCATTTGCTCAACCGCCCAAGCCTGGTTGGCCTCTGCGTTGGCGAGCTTGATTGCGAAACTGCCCCCGCGACCACGCGGCCGAGCGGTATGGTTGTAGCCGGCCGTCCACTCGGCGGTAGCGAAGGCATCGTCGTCGGCAACCGCGGTGTTCACCGCTTCGTGGTTCTTGCCCACGTAGAGCGACCAATCCACCGGGCCGCTGTCCTCGGCGAGGGCGCCGACGAGTGACGCCAGAATCCCGTCGCGGTCGTCGCTGCCACCCAAGCGAATGGGGCCATAGACGACGTGGCTCGAAAGGCTTTCCGCGTCATCGAGCGCCGCGGCGCGCGTGTAGTTTCGGATGTAGCCGTCCCGCGAACCAATGATAAGGGCACTTTCATTGCGCGCCGCCGGAGGGTAGCGGCAGGCCGTGAACGGCTCGTGGTCTTCGTTCAGTAGCATCGGCCAGAATGTTTCAGTCGGACGATGCCACCAGTAATGAAGCCCCGACTGGTCGGAGCGCTTCGTGACGTAGATGTGCACCGCCTGGCGGTAGGCGTCGAACTCCAAGACGGCTTCGTGCGTTTCGGGGTCGACGTTGCGCAGTCCGTCCGGCAAAACCTCCTGCGACAGCGGCTCGGGGATCGCGTCCATTTCCGGGCCGAGTCGATAGAAGCCCGTACGACCGAGGAAGAAGACCTCATTGCCGATGCCGTGGCACCACGCTTGCCCGCCGACAATCCCAATCGTGCGGTCCACCGCGTCAAGGCGACCGCCGATCGCAGGATCGCCGCGCATCCGCCAGAGCTGGTCAGCGCAGGCGAAGATCAGGTAGTCCCGGCCGACCGGGAAGACCGCGGTGAGTTCCTCGGCGATCATCCCGCTGTCCGCCGCCGCGCCGTACATGGGACGACCAACGTCATCGATGGTGGCACTGTAGTCCCAGTCGTAGGGGTCGCCCTGCCGGGACATGAACCACGCGGTCTCGTTTGCCAGCACCAGCCGGTCGTTATAGAGACACACGTGCGGACAGCCGCTCGGAACGCTGCCGGCCGTAGCTTCCCAGACCACGACCGTATCGTCGGCCGGATCGAATACTTTGGGCCCGCGGCGAATGGTGTAGTCGCACGTCCCACTCGTGCCGGGGCTCGATCCGAGGGTCAGGCTGCCGGCGGCGACCGTGTCGATCTGGTACGTCGCATCCGTAACGTCACCCGTACCATTGCTGATGACGATCACGTCGTTGTTGGCGACGATAGTGCGACGGATGTCGGCGTCGCCTGTATCTGTCCAGTCCGGGATATTGGTCGTGTCGTCGAACGACGTACCCGTAACCTCGCCGTGCCCACCGGTGTTTTCGACCGCCGGCTCGTCGTAGTCGGCGATGAAGAGCTTTTGGTTGCGTTCCACCGCCTGAAGCGTGCGATCGTCGACCAGGGCGAGGGTCGTGTCCGGCTCGGCCAGGGTGCCCGTCGCACTCTCGCGATAGAGCTTGCCACCGGCTGCGGCGACGAAAACCGTGCGAGTGGATTCGACGTAGGTCGATCGGTAGTAACGCAACAGGCACGAATCGATGAGCGGCAGCAAGCTGGTATCCGCATCGCCCCAACTGTTGCCTGCGTGCCGAATGCCGAGCCCCATCCGCTCGCCGGCCGCCGCCCCCAAGGGGTTCACCGTAGCGAGCAGCGAGCCGAGCCAATAGACGTAGAGCACGTTGCCGGTAATGGTACAGGTCAACCAGCCCGGCAGGCTCTCGCCCGTTTCACCCGTGGAGCTGTGATGCGTCGTCGGTGTCGCGGACGCATACTCCTTCACCACCAGCGAGTATTCGCCGGTATCGCCGTGCAGGCCGAGGGTGACGACCACGCCGTCGTCATGGAACTGCGGCGTCGTATCGTCCGCTCGGAACATCAAGTAATAGAGCCCCTGGTGATTCCCGAATTGCGGGGCGATGTACATGGACCATTGATATGTCGAACTCGCGTCGAAGTCGTCGACCGCGGCACGAATCGCGCCGCGCGGATTGTTCGGCGTGCTGTAGGCATCCGTGAGATTTGCGCCCGTCCGGGTCGGAAGAGCGATCCAGTCGTCGAGCGGGTCCCCAGGGTCGTCGTATGCGTAGACCGACCAGTCGGACCCCCAGCCGGCGGGTGAATCGAAATCGTCGGACCAGAAGGTCAAGCCGTCGGTGCGGGCCATGCGCACGCGCGTCGCCAACCGTATTTTCCGGTTGCCGGCGACCCCGAGCTGCTGGGCGTACGTCTTCTCCAGGCCCGGCCGGGAACCGCCGCGCAGGCGATTCTCGAACGTGCCTACCGGCCAGACGTTACGGCAGTCGGGACTCGTATAGGGCGGCTGTTGCTGATAGGCGAAGCCCCGGTGGTATCCGCCGAAGGGGAAGATAAGCGGGATTCCAGGCACAAGGCATCACCTCCAGCACTCAGCCATTTAGCAGTTCGAACGCATTCCCGACGATGACCGGGGGGAAACGTGCCCCGATGAGCTGCTTGAGCAGCACGGCCTCCTCCGGTGTGATGGACTGCGTACCGCCGGGGAACAACCGCTTGGCCAACTGCCAGCGTTTGACTTTTTCGTCACCGTCTCCGCCGGCAGCGTGGGTCAGAGCATTGACGCACACCATGCGCATCGTTAGGTCCTCGCCGCTTTCCTGGAGCGCACTGCCGTCAAGGTCGGTAAACACGTGGTCGAAGTTCAAACTCATAAAGTTCTCGGCTTAGGCGAAGGCTCTCGAAATCTTCTGGCCGCGAACGTGCAGCTTCTTCGCCTCCGCTGCACCATCGGCCGCGACCCCGATGTAGGGGATCAAATCCGTTGCGTCAGTCAAGGCCGCACTGGTTTCGACCAGGGCGCCGTTGATGTAGAACTTGGCCGTCCGATCGCTCGCGATGGCGATGACCAGGTGGTAGGCCGTGTTGATCGCCACAGTGACGCCGCTGTCGTGGGCGTCGTCGGCCCCCCCGATCGAGCTGACCGCCTGCCACTTACCGCTGTTAACTCCGTTCTCGTAACGGAAGAATGCCTGGTCGGCATCCGTGCCAGTCACTTCGGTGTTGGTCAGCTTCAAGCCGGCCCAGATGATACAGTTCCCGATCGAGGCGTCGGTCTTGATGTGGCACGACCAGATCACTTCCTGGTCGGTGCCCCACGTAACCTGCGTCCAGGGCGTTTGATTCGCGTCGAGATGGGGCAGGAGAATCACCTCGTCACCATCGGCGCCGTCAGTCTCAAACGTGATTCCCCCCTCGGCGTTGTACGTCACGTCATCCGCCGTGGCATTGGTGCCCAGAATCTCGAAGTCCTGATCGTAGAGCAAGGCGATGTCGGCATTGAGCACCGGCAGTCCATGCTGGCCTGCGACCCAACTCAGCTCAAACCGGTCGGAAAGGCCGTCGTGGATTCGCACGAAGTTACCCAGCGGGTCCATGACCAGACTGCTCGCGTTGAAGCTGAAGCTTACGTCCGGGCCGTCCCCGAATTCAAGAACGTCGTTGTCGCCCAAGCGGAGGTCCACATCGTCGAACTGGACGTGCTTTTCGCCCACGTCGAAGAGGACGAAATCCGCGGCGTCGCCGAGGAAGAACTTCACGTCCATGTCCGTCGTGCCGTCGCCGAAATGGATCGCCCCGGTGTCGTCCGTCGCGGGAGTGACGACCAGGTTGCTCGCGTTCCACTTGATCGCGACATCCGCCCCGTCCCCAAACTGAAGGATGTCGTTATCCCCCAGCCGCAGGTCGACATCCTCCAAAGTCAGCAGAACGTTGCCAACGTCGAAGAGGACATACTTGGTCGATGCCCCGAGGAAGACCTTGACATCGGCGTCGGTCGTCCCGTCCCCGAAGTGTACGGCCCCGGTATCGTCCGTTGCGGGCAGGAATTCGAGCTGAGTGCCGTCGAACCCCAGTGTGAAGTCGTCGCCCGTGCCGAAGATGATGTTCTCATCGTCGTCCAAATCGAACGGTACGGCCTCCTGCCGCTTAAAAGCGGAGCTGGTGGCCGTACCTTCATTGACCCACCATTGCTGGCCGGCGGAAGCATCGTAATCGAGAAACAGCGCTCCCGGCGACCAGTTGGCGGTTCCGTCGCTTGGCACAGTCGTGCCGTAGCCCAGGAAATACCCGCTGGCCCCAGGGATATAGAACATCTTGTTCGTGTCGGCCGGCAGATTGCTTTGCTCCAGCCAGCTTGCCAACTTATGCGCGCCCATAGAAGCTCTCCTAACTCGGCAACCGGTAGAGGTATGCCGTCACATCCACATCGTCATCGTCCCCGTTGGGCGATTTCAAATTGGCGGTCACCTGGGTGTTGGCCGGGCAAGTGAATTGCGCCGTCTCAAACGCCGAGCGGGCATTCGTGCCGCAGGCGATCGTCTGGGGCCCTGGTTCGGCCACGTTGCTGCCCAAAGTCAAGGTCAGCTCGAAATCGCCGCCGGAGGCGTCCAGGTTTTTCGTGCCGTCGCCGACCAACAAGACGATCTGGCAGCGCAGGGCTTCAGTAGTCGAAGGGGTACCCTGGTAGACGTTTGCCCCGGTCGCCAGGTCATAATCATCGTTTGCGCTATCCAGCAGTTCAAGGTGCGGTCCAACGGAACTTCCACTCATTCCCATACCGGCTCTCCTATTGATGATTCCAGCCGTGCCGCCACGCTTCGGTGCGATACGGGTACTGCCACCAGCCGTGACTCGTTTCCTGCCCGGCGGCGATTTCGGTAAACGTCGCCGTGATCTCCAGGTCGTCGTCGGGCTTCACTACTTCCCAGACCGTACCGTCCCCGAAATCGTGCACCTTCGTCGGCGTCGCCGTATCGCCGGTGACCGTCACCTGGTAACCGGGGTCGGGCTCCACGTAGAACTTGCCGGTGATGTCCGGCCCGGGGAAGTCGAGCGTTTCGATGAAGAGCGGGTACTCGTCGTTGTCCGTCCAGGTGATCTCCCCGGGCGCGGGAACGCTCAAGCTTCCGTGGTCGCCATTGACCTCCGTGAGGGTCAACGTGTTCATCACCTTGAAGCTGGCCGTAAGTTCTTCGTCGCGATCCATGACGGAAGGTGTACTGACGAACCAATACTTGGAGTAGGAAACGCCCGTAGTCAGCGTAGTCGACGGCCGATCGAAAAGCCCGGTAGACGAGCTGTATTCGTCAAGCTGGTACCCGTCATCGGGAGTGACCGAGACGCTCGGAGACCGGCCGGCCTCCACCGTGTACGTTCCGTCGCCGTGGTCGGTGACCCCCGTGCCACTGACCGTGATCTCACCATTGGCCCCGGCGTTCGTCGTGTACGTGTAGGTCGTGCGCGTGAAAGTCGCCTGGATAGTCTTGTCGCTATCCATGACGATATAGTAGGGGTCGGCCTCCGTGCCGGACCCCTGCACGTCCGCCGCATCGGCGCCCGCCCATGCGTCGAACTCGTAATAGTCGTCCGGCGTAACCGTCAGGTAGACCGTCGTGTTCTCGGGATAGGTGTCCTGGGGCGTCTCGGGGTCCAGCGCCACCGTGCCGTTGCCGTCATCGGTCGCGGTCAAGGTGTAAGTCGCATCTTCGATGTAGACCGTGATTTTCGGGGGATCAACGGCCCCGTGCGTGCGCGAGGCGAAGAGCACGGCGGCCAAAAACGCGTCCTCATCTTGGAATCGCAACCACAAATCAACATCGCCATCGTGTAGTTCAATGGCATTGACAACCAAGCTAGTAACGTCGACTTCCAAAGGGCCAGGCCCTTCCGGAGTAAGGCGTTCATGGAATGCCGTAACGATGTCAGTTGCTGACGCACCCGGCACCGGCCAAGGGTGCACGTCGTCATATTTCCACCAATCGGCCTGCGACTCCACCCACGCCCCCCCCGCGTACGTCCTGCCGCATTCGACTACGCGCGTTTGGGGGCCACCGGTAGTGCGAGTTGCCGTTAAGGTCAACGTAGCGCTAACGATGTTCGAGTTTGGCGGGATCGCGGACGCATCGAAGCGGAGCAATGTACGGTAAAGAAGCCCTTCGATTGAACTTTTGCCAATCAACACGACTGCAGCCCCCCCCCAAGGGGTCGTCCCGCTCTCCTTGAGAAAGGTGTCCGCAGTAGCAGTCAACTCGACAGTCGGCATCGTCAGGCACAAGCTCCAACAGAGCCATCGGAAGGTTGTTTCTCGGCACACAACCCCATTCTCCTAATAGCGAAATTCCACCTGACCAGTTCCACACATGACCAGGATTTCCAGTATTACTCCGGACGCGCCCGTGAAATACTTCTTTTTGCCCTCGGAAGTCAAAGACGACCGGGCGGTCGTGCAGTGCTTCTTGTGGGTGAAGTATTCGTCCGCCCCGGACACGACCCGCTCGGTGACATCGCCGTCACGCGGATGGATCAGATAGGCGACCGTCCCGTCGGGCACCGTCCATTCTACTTCGCTGCCGGTCATCGTCAGGTTGACGATAACATCGGCGTCCGGTGTGGGACTCACGGGGCTCTGCGTCATCAGTAGTCCTCCAGCGGCACGCCGTTGATCGTAAAGGTCCCGGCGTAGCCGTGTCGCGCGGCGGGCGAGCGATACTCAAGCTGCTCGGAGCCGCGCATGAATCCATAATGCTCCGCCGCGTTCGCGGCTCGATCGACGGCGATACTCTGGGCGAGAAGCTCCAGGAAGCGCTTCTGCCAATCGCGGAGCTTCGGATCGTTCCGTTCGCGCTCGGCAACGGACAGGCAGCTCGCTTTGATCGTTTCACCGTGCGCCAGCCCGCCCAGCGGGTACTTGTTCGTCGCGTCCAGCTTCGGCGGCAGGATGATGTATCGATACTCAAGCTGGTAGGTCTGATCGGGCGTCGGCCAGACCATCAGCTCGAAACGCTGGCCGGTCGTGCCGGCCGTCGAAAGAGGTCGCACGGCGGCCCAGGAGGGGAAGCCGGTCAAATCATAATCCTGCATTCGGTTCTGCCGGATGCGCTGTTCGCTCGTGAAGGTAATCGGGCGGTAACAGGTGCCGTCCGGGTCGTAGAGCGTCAGCGGCCCCTGGATGGAACCGCAATCGCCGGGCAGCCGATAGTTGCCCGCGGAGGTGATCGTAAAAGCCGTCGCCTCCGCGGCGGAAGGATTGCCGTCGACGACGATCACGGTCGACGACGTGTAGGTCAGAATCTCGTAATCCGTACTGTCGATCGTAATGCTGCTGCCGACCATCGACGGATAGAAGGTTGCCGTCTGGGCCGTTAGCGTCGATTGCCCGGATTCGGGTGTGTCATTTTCGGCCGTCAGGCCGTCGTCCTCTTCAACGTCGACCGTCGCCCAGGCGTAGAGCGTCGTCGTCGGTTTGAGGAAGCGCCAGGGGTAGCGCGATTCGCCCTTGTCGACCGGCGGCGGGTAGAGGAACTGCCGGTACCCGGCCTGGACATAGCCGTCGCATTCCGGGTCAGTCGACGGCGAGCTACCGATCCCGTCGTACGGGCTGGCGGGCGTCGCGTACCCGAGGTAAGCGGCCACGGCCTCCATCAGATCGACGTAGGCGAGCGACAAGGTTGATTCGGTCTGGCTCATTTTCGGGGAACGGGTCGGGGGCTAACTGCCGAGCCGTTAGTCCCCCGTACCCGTTCTGCACTCCATCGCCTACGCCTTCGCTACTCCCGTGCTGTACAGCTCGCGCCAACAGCCGTCCCATTGCAGGGTCGCCACGTCAGCCGCTTCGTCAAACGTGAGTGTATCCAGCGCCGTACTGCCGTCGGCTTGAATGCCGGTCGTGGCCAATGTTGCGACAATGTCGTTGGCCACGGAGGCGTTCAAGGTCCGAATCTTTTTCTTCATCCCATCGTACTTGCCATCCGCCAGGGCGATCGTCCCGTGATCCGACAGATTGATGTACCCATCGAAGTACGTGCAACCGCCGGCGGTGATCGTCAGAGCGCCGTTGTCAGCATAAGGGAATTCCACCAGGCCCGACTCTTCGCCGTCGAACAGGTGGGCCAGCACCAGCGGGTTGCCGGTGTAGATGTAGTACGAGCAATTCAACTCCGCACTACACGCCGCCGAGGTCAGGACCAAAGTCGTGGCGTTCGTCACGGAGCTGACGGTGTAAATCCCGTCAGTCACATCGCCGTCGCCACTGTGCTCGCCGCCGTAGATCACGACCTTGTCGCCGGCCGCCACGCCACCGGTCACAAAACCGGTTCCCGTGAGCGTCGTGCCCGCCGCGTCCAGGACTCCCGTCCCGTCAGTCTCGCCCGCGAGCTGGACCGCCGCTTTCGTCTGCAACGCGAGGGCCGTGCCACGGCCCATGAAGCCCGCATCGCGCCACCGGCCGGGATCGGCGCCCCCGGCCACACAGGTCAGGTACGTCGTTCCCAGCGTCGTGTTGATGCCGGCGGCGACGTAACAGGTGCTTCCGGGTTCGTAGATTTCAATCCACTGCCCGCCGGTGACCGCCGAATAATCGCTGGCCGTGACGCCCGCGAAATGCAGGTTGTTCGTGGCACTCGGCTTCTCCACGTAGTGGCGCCGCGAGGGTTCGGCGGTGGTGGCCGTGCCGCGATCGAAGTCGTAGCACAGCCCCTGGCCTTGCACCAGGGCGTCGGAGCCGGTGTAGAACACCCGCTTCTTCTTCAAGATCAATCCGTCTGGGTGACTAACTCCTATCATTCGCCACCTCCTTTCCTACGCTTTGTAGAGAATCCAGGCCGCTTCGCGCCGGTTGGTGCACTCGAAGTTCATCATCGTGTCGATGTGCACGGCGACGACGTTGTGCATGTTGGCAACCGGCGTCGGCCTGCCTTCCTTCATGAACCAGCCACGCTGGAAGACCGGCCGGAACCACTTCCAGTTAATCCCGATGATCGGGTCCTCTCCCGTCAGGGTCTCGATGTCGGCGGTGTTCGTCGGCTCCAGGTACGGCACCCAGTGGACCGGGTTGCTGTAGAAAAAGACGTTGCCGTGCATCGTCGACAGGTCGCGGCCCAGATTCTCGTTCTGGGCCTTGAGCATCCGCCGCATGGTCTCCAGCACATCCCAGACGGTGAAGATTTCGCAGTCCGTCCGCCCGTACCCTTGGTCGGGGTGCGGGATCGGGGACTCGAACGAGGTCCAGAAGTAAGCCTTCCGCATCTTCGCCAGAGCATCGTCGTCCGACACCACGCCGTAGGTGCCGCCCCAGTTCTTCCACCGGGCGTAAGTCGTCGGGCTGATGTTGCCCGGCCCGTCGGGAAAGCCCGATGCCGCCCCGCCGTAAAAGCCTTCCGTGGCGCTTTTCACCAGCCAGTAGAACAAGCCGTACGGGATTTTGCTGTCCGCGCTGTCGTTCGGCTTGCCCCACCAACGCTGCTCGAAGAGCCGGGCATAGCTCGTGAAGCAGCGCCAGCGCTTGACGTTCACGATGTCGACAATCGCGTCGGCGTCGTTCACGTCGACTTCGCGCTGGTCCATCGCGTAGTTGGCCGTCATGTTCTTCCAGCCGATGGACCCCTGGATACCGGCATCCGACACATTGATCGAATCCGTCTCGTAGAGGTCCACCTCGCGGGCGCTCCCCGAGTCGGAAGTGATGGCATTGAACGTAATCGTCGGCCCGGCCCGCATCTTGACCTTCTTGGGCTTCAGAATCTGCGGCATCGCAAAATGCTTCTGAAGGTCGCCGGTCAAGTCCGTCCAGGCATTGCGGCGGTACTTGGTGCGCGTAAAGAGCATCAAGTCCGCCAGTTGGTCGATACTAACTCCCATTGTGGGTCAACTCCCTCAGCCGCGATCAGGGCGTCAATCCCCATTCGCGCAGCATGTCGCGCACGCCGGCGACGGCCTCTGCTCGCGGATTGGTTCCTGGTGTTCTGTTCCGGCGGCTGGGCCGGTGCATCCGCTGCTTGGCGTTCTGGCCCGCAGCTTTCTGCGCCCGCTCAACCGCCCGGCGCTCGAAGTAGTCGGGGAACAGACCCCGCGCCGCCACCTTGGTGAGCGACTTAACACTGTCGATGTCCTGCCCCATCTGCATTCGACTGGCCGCGAGCCCCTGGACGTAGTTGAGCACTTGGTTTTGACGAATGGCCTCGGCGCTGTATTGACCCAGCTCCTCGATCGGCTTGTCACCGAAAAGGTCGGGGGCCTCAAGCTCGGAAAGCGCTGCGTTGAAGTCAGCCTTGACGCGAGCCGCCGCGCGGGCGACCTCCATGCGTTCGTAATTCTCCAACCGACCGTGCAGGTCCTTATACCGGCCCTCGTGGTACTCGTGCAGCCGCTGGAATTCCGACTGGAGTTCCTCGGCCGTCATCTTGTCCAGATTGAAGGCCCCCGGCTTGTAACTCGCCCCGTTCGTCGGCGTCGATTCCGGCGAGGGCCGAACTCGTTCCGGTGGGGCGAACGGCTCTTCCGCCGGGAGCTGCTCGCGAATCCGCTGGCTGAGACGCATGAGCATCCCAGACAGACGATTGGGGCCCAGGGCTTCAGCGTCCTCGGCGCTGATTCCGAAATGGGCCGCCTCTTCGATAAGTTCAGGGGGGACAGGCTCGACGCGATCTTCGCGCGCCTCCGGTTCGACATCGCCGCGCAAGTCCCGCTCGTCGACTTGGCCTTCGACGGGCGACTGTTGGGCGTCTGTCGGTGGTTTGCCGGCACCAGAAGAAACATTGGCGTCCGGTTTCATACCCGACGACTCAAGCAGAGTGTCAAGTACGGCATTATCTTCGGCCGTCAGGGAGTCTTCTTCCGTTTGGCCGGTAAGCAGGGCGTTCACCGCCCCATCGCCACGCTCGGCCGCGCTGTCCATCTTCGCGTCCAGGATGGCGTCTTCAAATCCTTGGTCCTCGGCAGGCATTTTCGGTCTCCTACGGGTCGCTATAGCCGGCGTCGAAATCATGGAAGCCGCGACAGAGGCAGATTTCACGGCGCCGGCGTGAACTTCGGGCGGGGAGTTCGACTCGGCCATCGGCGTGAACCGGGACATCGTACCCGAGCCGATCCTTGTAGAACTTGCGCAATTCGCCCACCTGTCGAGGGTGGACGGCCATTGTATTGCTCCAGATTCTGTCGTCGTAAGTCGAGGGCGCCGCGTGCGGACCGCATTGTTCGGCCCGGAAATCCCGCACCGCCTTCTTGCCGTTCACCCGCAGCGTGGGGGGCGCTTCCCCCATCTGGAAGAATCGCTCGACAATCTCACCTTCGGCTGTTCGATAGCAATACGTCGGCATCGTTGATTCCAAAAGGTAGGGGGCCGCACACCGTTCGTGCAGCCCCCTATATGGCAGCGACGTTATAGGCCATCTCGGCGGCAGCTAACCCGCCTTCAGCCTTCAGTGGCTGCCCCGACGGGGCAGCCCCCTGGTTGGTTCATCACTTCGTGGCCAGGAATTTCTCCGTCAGCATCGTCAGCTTCTTGTCGATCGAATCGAGACGGTCGCTGAGGCCGTCAAAAAGGCGATCGCTCTGCTGGCTATGGTTATGGATGTTCGCCTCGGCAGCGGACACCCGGCCGTAAATCTCCCTGAAACGATCGTCTGCCCTTTGGGCACAGTAATTGGCATTGGCTTTCACTCCGCGAATCTCTACGCCGAGGTAGCCGGCGATCGCGGCAATTACACCTACTCCAATTGTAAGTATGGCCTCAAAAGACATCAACCCACCATCCTCTGCTCCTCGTCAGGGTTCTGGCGGGCACCCATCAAGCTTCCGACGAGGTTGCGATTCTTGCCCTCTTCGGTCCCCCCCGGTCGATTGTAGCGTACATATTCGTGGCGCGTCTGGCTCGCGCTGGGGCTGTTCATCCCCGCCATGTCCAGAGCCTGAGGCGAGATCGAGGTAAAGACATCATGGAGTTCCGGCATGTTCTGGTACCGACCCATGATCTCCAGGACCTTCTTGGTGTCCGGTACCGTGCCCTGAGCAAGGGCCCACGGACTGCCCCCGACTTGGGTGACAATCTGCCAGAGGACCGCCATCCGCTCGCCCGGGGAGCGGGACATGAGCGAATAGGGGTCAATCTGAAGGTCCACGCGCAGCAGGATGTCCAGGTAGTCGTACATCCGGACGGTGACGGGAATCTGTCGCAAATCTTCGGCCAGTCCGGTAGGCTTCTCGGCCTCCACGTAGAGGTAGGGGTCGCGCACGTCATAATGGGCGAGATGCCGCACGACGTTGCGGGTGAACTTCACCACCGTCTCCTGCATACTCGCCGGCTTGGCCCCGGCACTGCGATAGAGCATCTCGTCTTGCCCGAGCGTTTCGGCACCGGGGCTCAGACCGCCGAGGGCGTTCAAGTTGCCCCCTTGCCAGGAGAACAGGTCCTTGAGCACCATCGAATAGGCCAGCAGCGGCTGGTCGATTCCGCCGGACTTAATGTCCTGGACCTCCGTCGGGCGATCCATCGCGATCACTTCCCCGTCTTGGGCCTGGGTGATGCGATGGCCTTCATCCTCCGCGGTTTTAGCCACACCGTGCACGACCTTCTGCCGGCGGGCCTGCTCGCGAAGTTTTCGACTGACCATGTTCTGGGTGTCGTGCAGCTCGAAGACGCGATGCAGGGGGGCCAGCGGGAAGACCTGGGCCGGGATAGTATCGAAATAAAGCGACTGATAAGGCCCCTCTGCGGGGCCCTGCCAATCGACGACGTTGATCGGGATATTCCCGTTGCGGACGATCGTCACCACCTGCCGATAGCGGGGCAGCCACACGTCCATGATTTCCGTCTTCGGCATGAACGGGTCTTGGAGGGCCGCGGGATCGCCCGTAAGGGCACTCGCCCGTTCACTGCCGTCGAAGCTGACATCCCGCAATTCGTCCGGCTTGAGTTGCGCTCGGGCCCGGCGGTCGATCGTCGGGGAATAGTAGATCGCCTCGAACGGTACGATGATCTCGTCGCCGATGAAGTCCATTTGCTCCCAACGGCGGGCGGTGATGTCCAGATAAAGGCTGTCGAGGTCGACATTGGCCGCGAACGTCCGTTCGATGCCGTCACCCCCGAGTTCGCGCCCGATCTTGAGCACCCCGATCCCGTACATCGAGTCGCGTACGGTTTCAGCCAGAATTTCCCCGAGCCCCAGCATAGCGATCCGCTTATTGATCGCGATTTCGAGGTCTGCCGCGAGATGTGCGGGGGCGCTCCGTCGCGTGACGATCACGCGCGGGTCGTGGGCGACCATGAAGCGCGTGTAGATGTCGATAAACATCCCGAGATACTGCTGGATCACCCGCCGCGTCTGCTCGTCGCGTTCGGCGTAATGAGCGCCCGCAACCTGTTTCGCGAACTCGATCCGCGTCTTCCGGAACTGCGACATGCCCCGGTAGCAGGCTTCCATCGAGCGGCGCAATCCGGCAATGTGCTGCGGATTCTCCGGGTCGAAGCCGTAGCTGCCGAAGTCCATGTTGTTCTTGACGTAGCGGTGGTTCGAATCGAGAACGTCTTCGTTCGTGGGTGCATCCCACCGTCGACTTGGTGTCGGTTTCCAGCGGACTTCGCTCGGGACCATTTCGAGCTTCCTTACGGCCGATCTATCGAGGCGACGGTCGTCATCTTGCGAGCGGCCTCGATGCGCGAAGCCAGGCAATTTACGCTGACCTTGCGCGGACGACTCTCGTCCCGGGCGCGTAGTATATCCCCAAGTCCCAGTGTAGTGCAAGCAGCAGCGGCGGCAAAATCACCGTGACTGTAACGTGACGACCCGCCGACCAGGCGCCCGGTCGGGCGGAGCTGGTTGACGATACCGCCGCGGCCGTCATGGCGATAGTTGTAGCAGTCCTGGAGCGTCGTACGCGAGCGAATCACGAATGTCGCCTCTTTCAGGGCGTCGCGGAACCTGGAAAACAACTCATACTTCAACGTCGAGGTTGAATGAAATCCCGGCTGCCAGGTCGTTTTCCGCCGCACGTCGCGCGTCTCGCGGAAATAAATCCGCCGATACTTCAGGTCGTCGTAGAGTTTCTTACCGAAAGCGTTGCCCGGCCCGTTGGCTTCCCACGCACCGTACGCCTGAGCGTGGCGTTCTCCGCAGAAGATGCGGCCGAGGGCGTTTGCAAAGTACGCCAGATCGGTGGGGGTCACCTCGGCGGCACAGTATTCGCCCACTTGCTCGCCCGTCGCCCGGTTGACGATGATTATGACCGAGTTCGTCGCCCCGCTGCCCTGGGCGATGTCCGCGCCCCAGCAATAATCCTGGTCCTCGGGCATCTTGCCCGACGAATCGGGTGCCCACCAGAGCTTGAGCGGGCCGCCGACTTTATGGCTGAGCACGTAGGGCTTACGCGGCAGGTTCGTCGCCTCGTCACGCTCGATGTCGCCCGTCCAGATCGGTTCGGTCGCACGCGCCTTGAGCGGCTCGATCAGCGGTCGCGAGAAGAACGGGTCGCCGGCCCCGATGTCGTCCAGATCAAGCTCTTGGGCACGCAAGGCCGGATCGGTGAAGTGCGCGCATCTCTGGTCGTAGTAGGGCGAACGATACCCGCCCTCGGTGAAGTGCATCCCCTCGGTGACGAACGGGTATTCTTCCGGAAACCGGAAAGTCCGGATTTTGCCCTTTTCGTCCAGCCCCCTTACGGTCTTGCACGTCTTATCCAGAACCTCCACCTGCCCGTCTTTGACGCGATAGAGCCCCTTGGACTGGACCGGGTATTCGTGCCAGAGGGTTTCGACGTGGCAGATCGGGGCGCTTTCGAGCCGGTGGAACTCCGTACCGATACCTTTCGAGGTCGAACCGTAGATCGTGCAGTTCGTCGTGTCGCTCACTGCCGCGACGATCGCCGGCGCGTTGAGCACCGCGGCAAACTCATCGCAGAAGATCGCCCGGCGTCGGCCGCCGCGCCCGATGTCGTCGGTCGTACTCCCGCCGTCGATCGTACCGCCCGTATCGATGTTTCCAAGATGGTTCTTGCGGCGATCGAGCCGCGGCCGGAGCCAGGCGGGAAGCTGCTGGCGCCAGAAGCTGAGCTTGTAGAACAGCGTGTCCGGATCGCCCTCTTTGTCGACCAGCTCTTCCTTACGGCTATGGACGAGCAGGTGCTGCTGGGGCTGGAAATGCCAGAACCATTCGAAGACGAGCAGGACGTTCCACGAGACCCCCACCCCGCGGGATTTCTTGATATGCAGGTCGTACCCATCCTGAACCGCGTTCAGGACTTCGAGCAGGATTTCATCCTGACGCGCCCAGGTAACGAACGGCACCGTAGTCGGTTTGTCGGTGTTCCGCGGCTCGAGGATGAAGCCGAACGTATTCCAGTACCAGTAGGGGTCGCGTGCGGCCATCACCCAGGCATCTTCGCGGGCCTGGCGAGATTCCGCCGTCCGCTCCATCACCCATGATCGGTACCGCAGGTTCTGCGGCAGACCCTTCGGAACCCTTCGGTAATAGGGGAACTCGCTGAGCGCATCCCACATAAGTCGCCATCAGGCTCAGTCGTCGAGTTCCTCCCGAACGACATCGGCGATCGCGTCGATCAGCCGGTCGCGAGCGTCGCTCTCGTCGTCGACCAGCACGTCTTCGACGATCTGCCGCACGGTGTCGACCGGCAAGCACCCGGTGTTGAAAATCAGGAAGAACCCGGCGATGGCCAGGATAATCCAAACGTACCAGCTAGGATTTTCTTTCTGCATTACTTTTCTCCTGTTTCACGTGAAACATTCGAGGATTCTAGGCGATCGAGAATCTGGAGCAAGCCGCCCAAATCTTCGATCACCGCGTGCGCCGCCCTGCGGGCAGGCAAATCGCCGTCGGATTGCGCGCAAACCGCCACCCCCATAGCCTGGCCAATTGCTTCGTGCATGAGATCACGGAGGTGGTCGACATTCTCGTCCGCCGCATTGCTTGCCTGCGGCGCTTCCGGCGGCGGATCAGGGACGCGATCGTCCGAAACATACACGAGGTCTCGGGCGACGCTTTCGAAGTAGATTGCGGTACAATTATAGTCGTGCTCGCGCATCCGCTTGTCGACCTTCACCCAATTCCCCTCGCTCCCACTCTCGCACGGCTCGAATTGATACTGCGTCCCGTCCTCCGTCGTCATAACGAACGTTATGCGAACGGTCCCATCGCCAAAACGTACGATTTTGATGCGCGGCTGCGCATCCCTGATGTCCATCGCCGCCTCCAAGTAGGCGGACGGAGGGACGCGCGTCACGGTCGTCGTGCCCGGCTCAGTCTTCTGCATTTTCATCCCCTTTCTTGCGAGGTGAACGGCTGCGCCTCTTGCAACCCTTCCAGCTTGTTACGCAGAATATTGAGGTGCGTGCAGGCCGGAAGGTGTATCGTCGGCGGAGAATCCTTAGACACTTGCCCGAATTCCAGTGCGACTGGGCGCGCGATAAGGACACGCGGGCAGCCGAAGCCGTCGCAATCTCCAATGTAGCGATAGATACGCAAATCAAGCCCGTCGTCTCGAAAGGGCTTGGCGCTCATGAAATAGGCCCCGTGAGGCTCATTAGGTCCCGTTCCCATTTTCATCCTCCGGCAAAGGGTAGGCTTTTTTCAGCTTTTCAAGCAGCTCGATCGTCTCGCGCCCGTCGTCCTCCATCGGGTCGTAGTGCGCTTCTTCCGCCGACATCAGGCGTGTCGTCCACTGCGAGACGACGTTCGGATGCTCGCGGGCGTAGAGCAGGAGGCTCCAGGCTCGGGGCGTCGGGGCCTGCTGGGGCGTGACTTTCACCTTCAGGTTATCGAGCACCCACCCGATCGTGTCGCGCATCGACATATCGACCGTGGCACCCTGGGCGCCGTCAGTGACTTCGGGGACATCGGCGATATAGGCGGGCACGATACTCGGGTCGGGCTCGTCCGCATTCCTCACCGTCGGCACGATCGTCCGGCTCTTACCATCCTGCCGTTCTTGCTCGATCGGCTGGCAGCCGGAGACGAGGTGGTCGCTTGCTGTTCGACCGCAGCGGCAGACATCCTCATCGTTCCGGAACGGCGGATAGGCCATGAAGACCAGGGCCCACAGGTCCGATTCGCTCAGCTCCTCTTCCGCCTGCTTGACGTACGCGGCGAAGCACCGTGCGCCGGAAGTCTTGACCGTGCCCCAGCGGCCTTCGGACTCGAGTCGTCGCTGGATTTGGGCCCGGATGATCCGCCCGTTCTGGGTGGTTTCCGCATAGGCCCCGTATTCGCGCGCCGCTTCTAGCACGCGGGCGGGGGTCGGAATCGTCAGTTCGTCCATAGTCTATCCGCGGTAAGGACCGTGTAGGGACTGTGTAAGGACCGTGTGAACCCCGTGTGAACCCCGGCGCAAACCCCGGCGCAAACCCCGGCGCAAACCCCGGCGCAAACCCCGGCGCAAACCCCGCGGCGGGACGGATGGGGCGGATTTTTCGGAGAATCCGCCCCCCTCTATCACCCCAAAAACCGCGATTTGGCTGAATCCGCCCAATCCGCCCGTCCTATCTCGGGACACCGTCGACGCACAGCCAATCGTACATCGCCTGCGCCTCTTGCTGGAGCTGATCGGACAGCACGTGATGCGACCTCGGGACGCCGACGCAGATGTTGTCCGCCCGTTGGCGGTTAACGAGCATCAGGAGCCCGTGGAGGGTCACGTACTGCTCCGCATCGCGCTCCACCATCCGCTTAAAGTCGTCCTTTGCCGCGGTCACGACCGTATCGTCCACGTTGTCGTTTCCGACGAGGCGCATGATCCGCGAGTTGTCGGGCGTCATGTGTATCCCGAGCCATTGGGTCACGGGGCAGATCATCACCACTCCGATGTTCACCCGCTCCTCTCGGTTGATCTCCGGGCAGAACTGAATCAGCGAATAGTAGGTCTCAACGTAGTTCGGGTCTCGGGGCTGCATTGCCATTACGTCCTCCAAAACAAAAAAAGGGTCAAAATTCTGTCGTCATCGCCTCCTCGGGGAAGCACATGCAGGGCGGACAAGGGGCGGGCTTCGGCGGCCACAAGGCTAAAACGAGGCAGGCAAGGACGAAGGCCGCCAGATAGATCATCGCTTGGCGGAACCAGACGTGTTGGCCTCGTCTGGCCTCTTCGCACGCCCCCTTCCAATACTCTGTTTTCTCCGACTCGGACGGGGCTTTGGTCAGTTCCGTCGGTTCCGTCAGTTCGGCCTCCACCGCGGCACAGAGCTGCTCGTATTGCGACTTCGACAACCATTTCAGGAACCGGCTGCAGCGCCCGCAGCGCGCTTCGGCGTAGTGCGGGCCGGACACCATCCGCCGGGTCATCACCTTATCTGAACCGCACTTCGGGCACGTCAGGGGATCAGGCATAGGCCGCGTCCCGTGCACGCAGCCCGATATGCTTGCCGCGTATGCGGCAGAACGTCTGCGGCGCCTGTTCCGGAAGGGCCTTGAGCCATTCGGTCAGTTGCGGGGCCTCCAGGCCCTCGTCCTTGCATCTCGCCTGCAACTCCTCGGGCAGCATGGGCGTCGTGCTCTCAAGCAGGAAAGATTCCGCCAGGACGACCACCTGCTGGGGGATCGCCATCGCTTCCGGAGGAGCCGAGGGCGGGCTGGGGGGCAGGGGGGGCGGGAGTGGGGGCTCGGGGAGATCGGGGGGGCCAGGCGGTACAGGCGCCGCAGGTGGTCCGGGCACGGAATCGTCCGCCCATTCGACCAGCCCGATCGCCCCGGTCTTCGGCTCGCGGAAGAAGGTGTCGTACTTCCGGTTCACGGTGTTCAGAACGCGACGGCCGAGCGAATCCCGCTTGGCGACGAACCCGCCGGCAAGCAGCTCTTCGGCGATCCCTTCGATCGGTACCGGCTGGCGCATGGGGGCAAGGTGCAGGATCGCCCGGCGCATGGCGTCCGGCAGCTTCAGGTCGTAGTATGGGGTATCAGGCGACTCAGCCTGCTCCTTTTCCTCCGCCTGCTCCGCCGGCGAAACGTCGTCCGGGGCACAGGTCTCGCAAGTCCCGGTCGTAATTGCCAGATCGCTCAGCGGTTCACCACGACAAAGGGCGAGTATCGCTTCGAGCTTATGCAGTGGCACTTCCAACACGATCATCGCTCGTAGATCGAGCGACCCAAGGGGCGATTCCGAATCCAATGGCATAAAACACCTTTACCTTTCAAAAGCACGAAAATCGCAGGGCGTAAAAATACCAGGCGACGGCGACGAGTGCAAGAAAAAAACCGCTTTTTTGTTGATGCTCGCCCGCGAAGGGGGTATTTTGTCCTTGGAGGCGAACAATGAGCGACGAAATCACCCAACACCTGATGCTCCCGATCACCGTGCGGCGGCTTTACGGCGGGAATTTATACCAAGCCTGCTATAGAGCCCAAGGGCGAGCAGAGGAAGGTCCGCACTTCTACGCCGCCCTGGGCCATAGCGCGGAAGAAGCGCGCGAGGCGCTACGCCAGCAGATCAAGTTGCAGCTCCAGCGTGCCGGACGCCGGTGGTACGGCTGGAACAGCGCGAAAGACACGTGCATCATCGGGTACTTCAACAGATGGTGGAACGCCGACGTGGTTCCCGCGGGGGACGACGTCGGGGAGTCGATGATCGTCGGTCGGGCGGATCGCACGATGATCGAGGCGATGGCCGAAAGCAGGAGGCTCTTCGCCTGGCTGGAGGAAGTGGAGGAGCATCGACTGGCGACCCCCGCCCTCGAACCGGAGCAAGGCGAGACGAAGGACCCAACACCGTCGGGTTAGCGGGGATCGCTACCCCGCGCAGGCCCGGGGGGGCGGTGGTTTGACCGACCTTTACACCAAACCCCCGGGCCGGCCCGAGACCGAGTACTGAACGACACGAAAACTATCGCGCCCGACACACCCTGGGCACGAGCGTGACACCTCGTTTCTGACCTTCAATCGAGGTGTCAACCCCCTGGCATACCCGCTGAGAGCCTGCAAACGCCCCCGATTCCAGAACCCCTGAAAGTTCAGATCAGAGACACGCGACCTCGCGCGCTGTGACGACACATCGAGTCCGATACGAAAATTTTCCACCGGGAACCGCCCGAGAAAATCCCCACTCAGCACCACAGAATCCCCGATACACCCCAAAAGCTAAAGCCACACACCTGTTACAAACTTGTTACATTGACAGGCACGCCACTCGGACATACTCTGGGGGGCTGGCGGCGTAAGCAGAGGGAACACCGACGGTTCCGGAGCGTGAAATCTCCGGGGCGCAGCCTATGAGGCGGTACGCCTTATGGGCGGTTAAACCAGGGCTTTGTTTTCTGTGCGGCTCCGGGGGCGGGCCCCGAAACACCTCGGATCAATGACGCCAGTCTGCCGATCGATAGCAACCTGAGCAGTAACCTGAGCAGTATTCAGGCAGTAACCGAGAACAGTAATCGGCCCTTATGGGGTCAAAAAGGCCGATCTACGGGGTACCAGTGGGCAGTATTCGGGCAGTAAACCTGAGCGCAAACCTGTAAACCCGCTGCCCTTAGATGGGCTTGCGAGTTCGGGGGGACTGGGGTGGAAATGGGGGAGTTGGGGGAGTGGGAATATACGGGGCGTATGTATCAAAATCGGACGGGGGGGTGTGGTAAAGATGTCCCAGGGCGCAGACAATTATGCGCACGTAAGCGGTCAGGCAGGTGTCATCTTAACGCGAACCGGCCTCACGGTAGCGCAAATGGGGGTAAAATCGTCCGATATGTGAGGGTCTGTTGTTGAAGTTGCACTTCAGTGTCTCGGCAATGGGGCGCTTATCTACGGGACAGAAAATATTGCCTACCAATATTGCCCACCAATAATCCCCCATAGCGACAGGTGAGGCGACACTCAGGGCGACACCTGAGGCGACACATCGAGGCGACACTCGTGGCGTCTTAGCCGGTTGCGCTGGGGGAGCCGTGGGGAGCCGTGGGGAGCCACGGGGAGCCGCGGGGAGCGACAGGGAGCGACGGGACTCGTGAGCCCGGCGTAAGCTCAGCGTGAATCACATCGGGCTCACGTTGGGCTCACGGCCTCCCCGTCCACCGCTTGCAAAAAAAACTTGAAAATGCTTGCACCTCTGGCAATCATGGTGTAGACTTAGTGTAGACGCACTGGGGCGTCACTTGTAGGAGTGAAGGATCATGAGCATACCCCATCACGTACGGAGCGTAACCGGGAGAACGCTGGCCACGAAGATAGCGATCGTCGAGCGTGACCTTGACCACGCTTGCCGGCATTGGACTGGTACGCCGGAAGAATTCAGGGATTGGGCCGAACGGCGCGTTGCGTCGGCCCTGAAGGGCATCGGGGCCTACTGCTTTTGTGATACCCCGGATGAAGCCATTGGCACTGAGGCGCCGCGGGGCGTCTCGCATTAGGAGTGAAGGCATGTATCGACGCTACTACGGAAACCGTCGGTCCGCGGATCGGTTCGACAACTATCTTGAAAGGAAGTGCTGATGACAACCTACAAAGGCTACGTACTCCACAACAACGGCGAAATCTACGTCCAGCGCCCGGCAGACAATCACTGGGGCTTTGAGCTGTGCGACGACGACCAAACCTGGCCCGGCGGCATCGGGCTCGGTGCCGGGATTTTTGAGGCGATCCAGCCGGATGACCCGCGGATTAGCGCCCGGGAGCATGAGCGGCTTGATTGGCTGCTGTAACCCGAAACGCCCTGCGGGGCGTCCCGCCGGCTGGCAACCGGTGGCTGATGAGGGAGCCAAGGCGACAACGTAAGGAGCAAGACAATGCAAGCGTGGATCATCGCAGACAATGCTGAGCAAAACGCCAAGTACGGCACCGTAGTTGCTCCGCCGGGTTACTACTACTCGACAAAGCAAGGTAAGATAGTACGTGACAAGGGTGCGTCCTTGCGAGGTGGGCCGGAATGGGGCTCGCGAGACCACGCCTACCGTTTCCGTTCACACCGTGCTGCTGCGCGGGTGGCCAGCCGATGTGGCAACACCGCAAAGGTAATCTCTGTCTAACCCCGAAACGCCCTGCGGGGCGTCCTGCCGGCTGGCGACCGGTGGCTGACGAGGGAGCCGATTGGAGTAAAGGACCATGAGTCACGAAATCTGGGAACTGGACAACCCGATGTACGGGTCGCGCGTACCGGACTGGCACGGGCTTGGGACGGTACTGGACGGGCAGTTGACGAGCGCCGAAGCGATTGCGGCCGCTCACCTGGACTGGGATGTACATCTTGAACCGGTTGTGAGCGCGGAGAACTCCGAGGCCGACATGCTGGAGAGGGGGTGCTTCTAATGGGGGCGATGTTAGCCAAGGACCTACGCACAAAAACCCTCGTGGAGCAGCTTGTTGAGAACGGAGTACCGTTTACCGAGATCACGCTGGTGGATCAGGACACGGGATCGCAAAGCCACTTTCTGATTGAAACCCACCGCTACGCTTACGTCGTCCACAATCGGGATGAAGGGTGGTCGGAGATGGTCAAACCGTCAAGCTGCTTCCCGACGGCAAACAACATTGCCGCTCAAGCTTGCTGGCAGCGTAATCCTAGGAGGAATGAACAATGCTAATCCCCAAGAAGGTAATGAACGTATCGAGGTTGGCCAACGCCGAGCCCACACGCTACGCATCGGATGGCGTGCAAGTCCGGCGCGTCTGGGATGACAAGTGTGTGGCAGCCGCCACCGACGGCCGGCGCCTTATCGAGGTGACGTGGTCGGATAAGGAGCTGCGCCCTGAATACGCGGAAAGCTCGCTCAATAGCGAGCCGGTCAACGGGTTCGAGGTCGTCATCCCCGTGAACCACTGGGATGAAGCAAGCAAGCTCTCCCCGAAGAATGGGGCCCGCGCGATCGATGAAACGACGAACAACGGAAAGTATACGATAGGGACCGCGGACCGCTCGCAGACCCGCAAGATTGAAGGCGAGTGTTCAAAGCTCCCCTACCCCAAGTATGAGAGCCTTATTCCCGAGCACGCCATCGGGCAGGACGCGGCGGAGATATACGTCGACCCGAAGCTCTTGGCTGAAGTCTGCCACGTTTTAAGGGCGATAGCGACGGACGAAAAGAATCGATCGATTCGGCTCGTCGTGCCCTTGGATTCGCGGCGACCGCTGGTGTTCGAGGCGAACGCCGACGGGATTAGTGCTCTGGCGCTGCTCATGCCGATCAGGCGGCCCGAGGGCTGGCCCGCAGGCAACCGAGTTTAGGAGCAAACGATGACTACCCCAGCAAAGATCGGAACCGTTATCTCGAGCACCCTGCGCCCGGAAGACCTGATTCCCGCAATCGTCAACGAGTTGAAGCGCTTGGGAATCCCTGAAGACGACCAGGCCCTGAAAGACCTAATACGCGACACCGAGCAGCCTGATTACTTCGAACGGAAGCAAGACCCCCTTGGATTCCTTCTCAGCGAAGACCTGGAGTGCTTGGCCAACGCTCTGGACAACCTCTATGCCCCGATTTACTGCTATTTCGGGGCCCATCCCGGCGACGGAGCCGATTTCGGCTTCTGGGTGCAATGGGAAGTGGTTGACGCCGAGAGCACTACCGACCCGAGCAAGGGTGACGAGTACCCGATCCTCAAGATCAAGGCCGGAACCAAATGGCCGGAAACCAAAGCGCACTACATCCTCGAGGTTAACGACCACGGCAACGCTACGCTCTATGACCGCCGAGAGAAAGAGGTAATCTGGAGCGTCGTATAAAGGAAAGTTCAATTCGGCGAAGGAGCGAACAATGTATCTAAAATTCACGGACGACGAGGATAAGACGGGGCTGGATCGCGAGACTCAATGGGGCGCGGGAGTTAGACACACCGCGCCTGGTGAAGGCGGTCTGTGCACCGACGGCTGGATTCACCTGTACCAGACGACTACCCCGCTGCTCCCCGTGATGCTCGATCCGATCCACGGCAACTACGGCGAATCAGCGCACTTGTGGGAGTGCGAGATCGCCGGCCCTACGCGAAACGACGCGGGGCTCAAGCTTGGGGTCGGGAGCTGCACGACAATTCGCCGGATAACAATGCCGGTCGTAACACTTCCCCAACGGCTGAGATTCGCAATCTATTGCGCACGCGAAGTTTACTCCGAGCCCGCATGGCTGGACTGGGCCAATGATTGGCTTGCCGGCAAAAACCGCAGCCGACAGGCGGCGGCGGAGGCGGAGAACGCGGCGATAACCGCGGCGGCGGGGGCGGCGATAACCGCGGCGGCATGGCCGGCGGAGGCGGCGGTATGGCCAGCGGAGGCGGCGGCATGCGCGGCGGCGGGGGCGGCATGGGCGGCGGCGGAGGCGGGCGATTGGGCGGGGACGGAGTGGGCGGCGACAGCGGTGGAGGACACGGCACGAATATCGGGAACACTGGACCTCGACCGCCTGGCACAAGAAGCGGTCGCGGACGAACCTGGAGAGTGAGAACATGGAACCTGCAGCCGACGCATGGATTAGATGGGTGATTTTGAGTCTGGTGAGTATCGTCCCGGTGATATGCTTCTACGCCGGCTGGCTGGCGGGGCGTGACCGCGGACTCGCGGATGGACGAGCAGAACAGAGCCCATACCGGCTCGAAAACTACAAAGAGGTTGCCGATGGAATTTCCCGAGTTCAAAAAGGGCCTGCAATATCTGAACGCAGCCGTGCAAAAAGAGCTGCAACAAGCCCTCGAACGGATGAACCAAATTAACCAACTGATCTCCCGAGAGGTGACCGGCAATCTACCCTGGCACTTAAGGCCCCACAAGAGGCCGGAGAATCTCCACGAACTCTCGTTCCGGGCTCAGATTCGGATGGCCTTGAAGGTATACCACCGGCCCACCACCCCGAGAGAGGTAGGCCAACTGTTGGGCCATTGGGGAGTTACGAAGCGCGGCAGAACCTCGTTGGGCAACCTGGTTGGCAGCGAACTGTCGCGAGGAATACCTGGTATACGCAAGGTCGACCGCGGACTCTACGTCTATGACGGTCTACCGTTGGAGAAAACCGATGGCGAAACCTGATACAAAAGAACGCGCCCGATACTTGAAGATCAAGGCGGCGGACGATCAACTGTGGACGATGTTGCGCACGTGCCAAAAGCGGCTCCGCGAACTCCGCGACGGCGCCGACTTGCAGGGCCCTCACGACGTGGTCCTGCTTCAACTGGCCTGCGCCGCCGTGGTGGGCACGCTCGCCATGCGCGACTACGAAGCCGAGTATCCGTCAACGTAAGGAACAGGCATAAGTATGAAGCGGATGTTGCTTATGAGGAGGACGTGATGCCGAACGAATTCCCGACAGTACAGACAAACATGGGCTGTTATGATTTCTGTCATCCGGATGCGAGGCAGGTTAACTACAGGTTTACCTTGCCGGCAGATGCTCCGTTCCCCAGTATAGACTACTGCATCCCAGAAGGCTCCGAGTATGCGCACGTTACGAGCAACGTCTACCGGGCCGCAGAAACATGCCTGGCGTATAGCCAGAGCTGCTTGTATTGCGGCAAAGTGGACGATCTGACCAAGCTCGTGGCATACCTCGAAGAACACTGGGAGAGGCACGAAGTTGGACGGCTCGAATGGGAGCGGGATCAGTTGCAAGGGAAACTTGCGGAGATTGAAGGAGAGTTAGCAAAAGCTCGTAAGCAGTGGACAGAGATGGCAAGGGAGAAGGTTGATACAGTGGCGGCGTCAAGGTCCCAGAATCAGAGTTGTTGTGGTGAGGAGAAGGTGATGGGTACGTTTGACGGACTAGTCAGGCAGGATGCGATAGACACACGAGAAACTATCAGGACGGAGATCGCCAAAGCATCGGACCGGATAATACATGCACTGTTTGTTTGTGCAATGCTCAATGCACGGGATGGGTACGACCCAGTGGCCCGGGCGGACCAAATGCTCGCATCCTACAAGGAGCATGAAAACCGTCAGGGGCTAGACTAGGTCCTACAATCAGGGTTATTGGGGTGAGGAGCGCGGGGTATTGTGCCGCAATCGCGTCATCAGGCGATAAACCTCGCGGCCGTCGAGCCCGACCAGTCGCGCTACTCGGTTGGCCACCAGTCCCGTTTGAATCTCGTCTCCCCCGGCGAGAGCCGTGCCCACCAGCCGAAGGAACTCCAGATGCGCCGCCCGGTGCGCACCGTCGGAAGCGTGGGCCGCGAACTGTGCCTGAAGCCGGCCCCATTTGAATTCGAGGGCGTCAACCGCGGCGTCCAACAGTCCACAAAACCCCGCCGCTCCGGCACTCCTGAGGAATTCGTCGGGGTCCTTGCCCGACGGGATGCGGGCCAACCGGACGTGCACGCCGCGAGGCACGGCCACTACGATCGCCCGCTCCGCCGCCGCTTCACCGGCCTTGTCCGAATCGAAGAGCAGGATAAGCTGGTCACTGTAACGGTGCAGCAGGTCGACTTGGGCTGCGGTCATCGCCGTCCCGAGCGACGCCACGGTCTCCTTGCAGCCCGCTTGGTGGGCAGCGATACAATCGGTATAGCCCTCAACGACCACCGCCCGCCCGCACTGCGCAATCGCCTGACGCGCCAGCTCGATACCGTACAGCCCGCGGCCTTTGTCGAAGAGCGCATTCTGCCGGGTGTTCAGATACTTGGCTTGATCGCCCACCAGAGTCCGGCCCCCGAACCCCACCACCCGCCCGGTAGCATCCCGGATCGGAAACATCAGACGATTGCGAAACGTGGGGTAAACTCGATTGGAGCCATCGGCGCGAACCAGGTCGGCGGCGTGGAGCAGCGGGAAGGTGATCCTCGCGCGCCCGGCGGCATCCCTCAGACTCTGCCCCCCATCGGTCGCCAGCCCGAGATTGAACCGTTCGGCGATCGCCTCGGATATTCCGCGACTTTGAAGATAGGCGCGGGCGTGACGCCCGGCGGCGCCATTCAACAGGTTGGAGCGGAAAAACGTCAGGGCCCAGGCGTTGACCTTCGCCAGCTCCACTCGGTCAGGCTCCCCGGAACTGCCGGAGGGGGCCTCGTCGAGCTTCACGCCGGCCCGATCGGCCAGTATTCGCATCGCTTCCATGAAGCTGACGTTCTCGCGGGCCTGGACGTAGGAGAACACGTCCCCGCCCTTCCCGCAGCCGAAACATTTGAACAGTCCCACGTCCTGACTGACGACGAACGACGGCGTCTTCTCCGCGTGAAACGGGCAAAGCCCTACCCAGCGCCGCCCGCTTCGCTTCATCCGCACGTCTTCCGATGCGAGGGCCACGAGATCGACGCGCTCGACGATCTGCCTTTTCTTGAGTTCAAAGTCCCGCATCCGAAACCCCGTGAATCCGCGCCCACTCCGCGGCGTAAGCGAGGAAATGACGCGACCACGTCATCGCCGCCGGGCTGAACGCCGACTGATCGACCAGAAGCTCCACATCGCGGAACTCGTCGTCACACAATAGCAGCTTGGCGAAGTCCCGCGTCTCGTGCAGTGGGTAACGCAGATCGGCACTCCACCCCCCGGGCCCGTTGCCCCAGCCCTGCCCGAAGCGCGTGAACAGCAGCGACCCGGACAGCCCCCGCCCGCGGCAAAACCAGAGCAGATTGCGCAGCGTGCGATGGGGCTCGGCGTCGTCGGCCGGCACCGAGGGATAGTAACTGTCGGTCGCGTACCCGAACAGCGCCCCCCGCGCCCCCGGGCGATCGCTGAACGCCCAATGTGCTCGATGCGGATGGTGCGGGTACCCGATGATAAGCACGTCGTCGCCCAGCACCGCTCGGATCATCATCTGGAGCCTGCGTCCGGCCAGCCAGAGCACCTCATTGTCCTTGGTGTTCACGCGCCGAGATATTCGCGTACCGTCCAGAATCACCGCGTAGATCGACCCGCCGCAGCACTCGGCAACTGTTGCGCAATCCGCGAGGAACGCTGCGTCGCCCGCCAGCTCGCGAGCGAAGATTGGGCCCCCAGTCAAGTCCGAGATGCTCAAGACGCGATCCATCCCCCCGAAGGTTAGCCGCACGAAAGGCTTCGCCCCCGCTTCGATCGCCAGCTTGAACGCCGCGTGCGTTGTGGACGAGACGTCCAACTGGTCAATCACCAGCCCGAACACCCGCCGGGCATAAGTCCAATGGGCCTGGTTCGAGATTTCCCAACCCGGCCCCCAGTTCCCGCCGCCGGCTACGATCGGCAGCCGCGGACCGTCGGTCGGCATGATCGCCCGCAACCGGCGGATGAACTCTCGATCGGGCAAAGGCTTCGACACGTTGAGCATCGCACATCCGTCGTCGGGGTGGATATTGGTGGTCATAGGTGGTTAAAGGTGTACATTTTGGGCGCTCACGGCCCCTCCAACTCCTCAATCCGTAGGAGCATACCCTCCACTCCTTCGCGGGTTCTCCGCCAGTATTTTGTTGCCGTCACTTGTACCACCTGCCGATCGTCGACGTAGACCACGCCCGAGGCGGCGTCACAGATGGCCCGTAGAAGCTTGTCGACATCCGGGCCCACTGGGCGGAAGTCGTGGTGTTCGGCGTATTTCGCCCGCAGCTCCCCACGTGCGTTGAAATGGGCCTTCGGCCGACGAAAATAAAACTCTGCCGTGAGAATAAACGCCCTCGTACTGGGCTCTATCGCCGGAGACCAAGCGGCCAAAGCAGCCCGAACCCGCGTTTCCCACTCGCGTAGCCCAAGCGAATCCGGTATCAAACGCCCCCCCCCAATGTGCCGCCACGACCCCTTTGGAATTGCACGTCCCGGCAACCAAACATCCATCTCCCGCCTTACTTTTGCCTCTATCACGTTACCTCGTCAAAGTGCATCTGTAATTTGTCCGCCGTGCTGGTGACAGGCACAGACCGCCCCCCATTCTGGGCGACCTGGGGCGATTCGTCTTCGATTCCTCCCCCTTGCTCCAGTCCGTACAGTGCCACACGTTACAGCCGTAACGGCCGTCGTGTACAGGCTGTACGTTCTGTGCGATTTTCCACACGCAAACGCCCTATATTTGCGTGCGGCATTCGCCAATTTCCGAGGTTGGCCACGAAAATTGAACCAGGGGTGTGCCTCAGGTCGTCAGTCTTGGCTCTCCCTGTAAGACTCGCACCTGGTCGCCCACCGGGTTGCTGGGTGGCAGTGCCCGGATTTAGTAGTGTAGTGCGAGGAACTGCTGGGAGCATGGCGCCCGCAGCGGCGTAACCGCGGTTGGCATTCTGTCGTCTTGCGCCGTTCTTGCCGTGGTTTTTGATAAAACGTTGCGGAACCGCTGTCGCTACAAAACCGCATTGTCGTCTAAAAAAGGCCGCATCACACGATCGTCCGGGCGAACCGGCGTCACTCTTCTTAACTACGGTTCTCATTGCGGATGATGCGGCCTCGGAAAACTCAGGCCCCGCCCCTGGGCATGTCTGGGTTCCCAGGGGCGGGTAGGAGGGTGAAAGACGCGCGAGCCCCGCACGGTTGACCGGGAAGGGTGTCGAAGTCAGATCTGGTCTGGTCGATCTGCTTCCCGAACGGGGCTTAAAAGTCAAGCACCGCCCGGGCGCACACGGCGCCATTACGACGCCGCGAGGGCTGGGCCCGGGCGGGGAGTAAAGGCCAGCGCCCCCTCGATGGCCGGCAAAGACTAACCACCGGGGGGGCTCGCGAAAAGAGTTCAAAGAGGTCTCCCCCGTCGATGCCCGGTTCACGCCTAGGAGCCTGAACGAACCACGAGCGAAGGGTTCCGGGGGCGATTGCGGGCATCGACGGGAGAGAGTGTGATCGACTCCAGCCTGCGAGCAAAACGCAGCACGGGAGAGATTCAAAGCCCTCGGTCCCCGACACCGGAGCATGACAGACAGCATACCGCGCGAACGGCAAGAGCCTAACGGTGCCGGAGAGCGAAGGCTTTGATTGGTATGCTTCTCTGTCATGCTGCTTACAACCTACCACACGATCGCCCGGCGGTCAAGGGCTTTCTGAAGAATTTTCTCCCATCAGCCGGTCCGTCCACCGTCCGGGGTTCATCTTCTCCGTCCACCAGTTCTCGTCTGGCCGCAGTTCCGGGTCGTCCGGCCAGATTCCGCGGCTCATCAGCCGCTCTGCCATCTTCAGGTACCGCCGGCTCGTCTTGCGGCGTGTGGCCAGCTCCTGGATCGCCCAGGCCACGTCCTCGGGGCAGTAGCGGCAGACGCACGCCCGGCGGTCGGGGTCAAGATGGTTGTAGATGTCGCGAGCCAGGTTCTCGACTATATCTTCAATTGTCCACGGTTCCTTGTACGGCCGGATGGGGAAGATCGGGTCGCCGGCCGCGCAGCTCGCTCGCGCCAAGCTCGTCGCGTCCGGGAAGCTCCCCCGCATCGCCCGCTCCGCCAGCCAGCGGTTGTGCTTGTAGACGTACGTCTGGGGCCCGATGCGATGCACTCGGCACGCTTCCTGCGCCTCGCCGCGGGTCGCATCGTCCCACAAGTAGGACAACATCGCCTGTTCGTACTCCGCCACGAGGGCGAAGTGCAAGGTCGCGTATTCGCCGAAATCCTGACCTAATTGGTCGTCTTTCCAGCTCATCCGGTCTTCCTGCTCTTATTCCAACCCTGCCGCTCGGCGATCTTCGTGATCTCGGCGGACGCCTCTTGGAACGTCAACCGCCGCGGGTCGACCCCGTTCATGCGCAACCGCCTGGCCTGCTTGTACGTGCAGAGCCCCTCGTCCATTCGCCGGATCAGGTCCCCGATCAAGCTCGACGCCTTGGTGAAGTCCAGCTTCGCACAGTCGATCCCGCGTTTCTCGAGGAATGCCCGCTGGCGGTCGGTGATCGCCCGCCCCTTGTCCCAGCCACGCACGCGCCGGGGCCGGACCTGAAAGAGCTTGAACGGATCGACCTCCTCGGACCGGTACTTGACCTTCGGCAGGATGTGCCGGCGACTCTCCTGTTCCTCCTCCGCCGCCAGCTCGCGGGCCGCCTTGCGAAGCTCCTCCGAAACGTCCACGTCGGCCCCCGCCTTCTTGATCGCTTTGGTCGCGCGGGCGATAACGTCGTCATCGAACTTGCCGCCCAGGATGTCCGCGGACGTTATAAGCTGATGCTGGCCGGAGTTGCCGACGAAGTCCAGCACCGTCAAGTGCTGCTTGGAACTCGCGGCGATCGCCGCCATGCGGTCCTTGCGATCGCCCTCGATCTCGTCCACTATTCCCGGCAGCGGGCGAGTGCCCCGGCCGATCATCTGCGCGTAAAGCGCCCGGCTCTTGGTCGGTCGGGCGACGGCCACGACCTCGATCCCCGGCTCGTCGAACCCCTCGGTCGCGACCCCGACGTTACAAAGAATCGAAAACTTCCCGTCCCGGTAATCGCGGAAGAGCTTTCGGCGTTCGTCCTTCGGAGTATTCCCGCACACCCACCGGGCGCAGTCGTGCACCTCGCGGTTGAAAATCTCGCACAATCGCTCGGCGTGCGCGACGGACGCGGCGAATAACAGCGTCTTGCGCCCGTCACTGATCTCGAAAGTGGGGCGGGCAACGCCGTGCAGGGTGGCTTCATATTCCATGACGCTTGCGAGCTGCCCGGCGTTCAGGTCCCCGGCCACGGTCCGGATGCCGGAGAAGTCCAGGTCCTGGACTTCGATCGTGTGCTGGCGAACGGGCACCAGCCAGCCGTCGCCGATCGCGTCGTCGATCTCGTAGACCATCGCGACGCTCTCAAATACCCGGCCGAGGGCCTGCTCGTCCGCCCGGTCCGGAGTGGCGGTGACACCCAGCAGGCGCAAGCGCTCATGCTGCGTGTAGTAGTCGATCGTCCGCTGATAGGTGCGGGCCGGGCTGTGGTGAGCTTCGTCGATCACCATGATGCCGAAATCCTGGGGCGAAAACTGCGACATACGCCCCCGGCCACGGCAGCCGGCGCACTGCGTCTGGATCGACGAGACGATGACCTGCGCGGGCGTCAGCAGCCCCCCCAGATCGCGGGTCGCATAACGCTCCGCCATTTCAACTTCCACGCTGAGCTGGGCTACGCGGCGAATCTTGTCCGCCGCCTGGTCGATCAGCTCTTCGCGATGGGCCACCACCAGCCCGCGCTGATCGTCGGTGACCAGCTCCTCGAGCAGCTTGGCGAAGACCACGGTCTTGCCCGTTCCCGTCGGCAGTACGAGCAGCGTCCGCCGGTGGTTGCCGAATTCGTTGTGGATCGCATCAAGCGCCGTCTGTTGATAGTCACGCAGTTTCATCATCCGCCTCCTTTCTTCGGCCGCTGATCCTCATGCGGCAGCCGGCCGTAAACGTCCGCCGGCAGCCAGCCGCGGCGTCGGCAATGGGTGCAGGGCTCCGCCTTCTGCCGGCAATACGGGCACAAGGCGTAAGGGCGGGCGAAGTTCAGAGCGCTTTTCGCGTTGGCCAAGTCGCTCAGCGTACGCTGTGTGTCGAGGAACGCGAACTCCGACCAACCCTCACGCACCCCCTGCTGGATTTTCGTCCGGATCGCAATGATTGCCGTGGCGAGATCATTGAGACGCTGGACGCCGAGGGTGAAGTCGGTGATCGCATCCTTGCGCGCGATGCGTTCGCCCGTACCGTCGTACACCCCCGGCGGGCGGCGCGGCGTCGCCGTCTTTTGGGCCGCTTTTTCCGCAGCGTCCAGCCGCTTGCGCTCGGTTTCGTACCGGGTCTCCCCTTCGAGTATCTGCTCCGCCGCCTCAGGGTCCTCCTGAGCCAAGGCGCGGGCGCGGCTGACCGTCGACGTGTGGACCTGCGCCGCCTCGGCCAGCTCGCGGAGACGGACGTTGGGCCGCCCGCCGAGAAACTTGGCGACGAGCGTGGCCCGCTGATAAGACGTAAGGTGCCGCCGCATGATGTTCTGCGAGACGATGTAGGCGGCGATGTTCTGGGCTTCCGGGAGTTTGACCAGCCGCGGCTCGATTCCCAGCAGCTTGCACGCCCGGTGCCGGTTGCGCCCGTCTACGATCTTCGCCTGACCCTCGTGGAGGGCCACGACGATCGGTTCGCGCAGCCCGTTCTCCCGGATGTCGGCGACGAACTCCTCGAACTCGTCGCCATCCATCAGCGGCAGGGCATCAGCCAGCGGATGATATTCCAACTCCATCGCCTACCCCTCGTCACTCGCCGGACTAGCCTCCTCTTGCTCTTTAGGGCCTGGCCAACCGTACAGCTCACGAGCCGGACAAAAGAACGTTGGATCGTTTTCGGCCGCTTCGCACGGACCGAAGTTCGGGTTCACCCCACACAAGGCACAATCACCACATTGCCAGTCTTCCGCCATCACCTACCTCCAATGCAACCTACCCCTGATTCCGCCTACCCCTCGTCACTCGCCGGACCGCGCGGTTGGGCAAACCGCCGCTCTTCCGCGGCGAGTAGTTCGTCGGCAATATTACACGCCTGCCCTCCCATGCAACCG